CACGTCTAAACTTTTCTTCGCCAATACGTCCTATTTCTTCTTTCTTCCACTCTTCGTCTCTGTCTGGATGTTCATGCCACTCTGCAATAAAACTATGAAATCCGTTTATACCTACATCTTGTTCGTTGCCGTATTCATCAAACTTTTGTTCTGCTTGTTTCCAAATAGTAGCAAACGTATCTTCATCACTGTTTGGTGTGCTAGTAATAATAGCACGACCACCTGTTGCTAGTGTAGGTGATATCGAAGTCCAAAACTCTTCCGCAATGTTGGGTTGTACAAATGCAAACTCGTCACAGTATAGTAATGAAATACTCATACCGCGTCCTGTGTTGCCTGTTGTTGTTTGACTTACAATACGACTGCCATTTTCAAACTCAATACTACCTTTGTTGTAACTTGTGACACCTGCTCTAATATGATCCGGACAAGTTTCATATACAAAACGTATGCGTGACATAATCTCCTGTGCACCTGTGTATTTGTGTGCAGCAATAAGAATAGTTTGATCTGGATTAAACATTGCAAACCATGCTAGATAGATTGCAGCACATGTAGTCTTGCCTGTTTGTCTAGGCATCATATTGATGTTGAATCTAAAACTATGATAACTATCCATTAACCCTAGCTGATATTCATAAGGATCAAACAGTAGTTTGCCTTTAGTTGGGTGTTGTATATAAGCAAACTTACGAGAAAAATGCAAGTATCCTGTATCTGGATCCATGCAGGCCAAAAGGTCTGCTATTTGTTCTTCGGTAAATGTTTCTTTTCTATTCGCCTTTTTGATTAAGACGCCGTCTAATGATGCTGCCATAATATTATTTATAGAAAAAAATAGCACCCGTAGGTGCTATTTGGGTCCGTTCGCTCAGTCGGTAGAACGTTCTTAATCTTCTTCTTTGGCTTTTTTCATTAGCATTTGAACAATCTCTTTGTTCAAAGATGATTTTTTAATGACATCGTTCATGTTGTTAGCAGCAAATCCGCTGCCACCAAACTCAGCTAATACTTCACCAAGTCTTGAAAGTGCATTTGCCATCATTAAACTAGTATCATCAGTTCCTGACATATTTGAACTCATGTCCATCATTTTGCGTCCAAGATTGTTGATGTCTTTGTGCTTGTTTTCAAAGTTACTTGGAACATCATATTCAGCAACTTCTGCATCTGCTTTTTTGTTACCAGCATCAATCATTGCTTTGATACCTTTAGACTTTTTGTCTTCGTCTTCATCTTCGCCATCACGCTGTGCAATAGCTTGACTCATTGGCTCTTCTTTGTTGCCGTCGCCATCTAAGTCTGGAAAGTCTGGCTTTGGCTCTTTTGATGCTTGTTTTTCAGCAAGTGCTTTTGTAAGCATTGCATGAATACTTTCTCTAGTATTCATTGGATTGTCGCCACCTGCTGTTGCTGGATGTGATCCTTTTTCTTTGTGTAAGTCGTCACCACTTGGAATCATGTCACTTACATCGCCTGCATTTGATCTCATATATTCGTCATCTGGTTCTGTAGTTGCATCACCAAAGTTACCATCATAATCATCTTCTTCTTTTGAAATCATTCTGATAGTGTCTGCCATTGTTTCACTTGACGACTTGCCGCCGCAGCCTGCCATAAGATCTGAAGGACCATGATCGCCGCCACATACATCACACGGGCCGTCATCTTCTGGACTCGGTAACATTTTTTGATTAATATCATCAATATCAACTTCTTTTGCATCAGAACCTGCTAGTTGCATAATGCGCAGTAGTTCTGATACTTCCGATGCGCTTTCGCCATTTACACTAATGTTCATATTAGCTTCGTTTACTTTTTTCATATTAGTCTCCTGACTGTTCTTTACGAGCTGTCTCTAATTCTTTCAGCAGGTCCATTACTCTATTTTCGCCTGCCATATCCTGTGCGCTTTCGCCTTCGAGTTCTTCAACTGTTAGCTTTGCAACATATACATCAGAAGACACTTCTTCTTGATACAGCTCTTGTGGCTCATTTGGATTACGTACAATAATATGACTTTGTTTGACTCCGCAACACTGTCCGATGTACTCTTGAAGTACTTGCACTGTTGTTGGATATGTACAACTTATTTCAAAGTATGTAGCTTCGCAGTTTTCTAACTGTGGAAAGTCTAGTGGACGTTCTTGTATTGGTGTTTTTTTACCAGCTGCAATTTGCGAGCATCCGTATTTTTGTAAACTGGTTTCAAGCATATCTTCAAAGTTTTCAGGCAGCTCACCAGCTACACCAATCTTGAACTCGTATGTTTTTTTACTTTCAGTCAAATAATCAGCAAAGTTTTTCATTATTGTATCCTACGTTATGTTACTATTTATCATTGTTCATGCCTTTTAACTTCTCTAAAAGGCTATTACGATCTGAGACAACATATCCTTCCCCGTTAACTACGCCGCCATCGCCAGGGTTACTATCTTTGTCCATTTTTTCTTTTTTAAGTTGCAAGTCAATCATTTTTAGTTTCTTATCCATTTTAGCAACCTTAGCATCTAATGATGTTTTAAGCATTCCGCCAGCAACTTCAAATACTCTGCTTGCGTAACGTGATTCAACATTCATTCCTAAATCCATTAAATCGTCATATGCTTCCAATGCACGTGATGCAATGTCTTCGAGTTCGTCGTCTGCTTTTTGGCCAAGTCCTTTAACAGCTGGCAATGCACTTGCAATCTTGTCAAACTCTGCAATATCTCTAAAAGTTTCTTCTTGTGCAACAACTGCCTGTTGTTGTACTTCTTGTTTAATATCTTCGTTATCTGGAAGATTCAACATTTCTTCAAGTTTCTTTGTCATAATAACACCTATAATATGCTACTATTATTTATCTACGTTTGCCTTGATGGAAAATATCTCCTTCGTTAACAACTCTAAATAGCATTCCTTTTTGTTTACAGTAACCTCTAGCTGCTGCCCATTTTGCTTGATTAACAACATAGTGTAACTTGTTTACTTTGCTGTTGCCTAGTTGTTCTTTAAATGTATGATTTGCTGGCTTGACTTCTATTAGTTCAACGTGTTGTTTACCTGTACGATCATTGTATACTATAAAGAAATCAGGAACATATATAGTGTGTTTTCCACTTAGTGGATTTCTATAAGGAATACGAACTGCTTCACTAGCCCATTTTGTTATATTTTCGTTTGTATCGCACATACGCATAAAAGCAAATTCCCAACTACTTCTATAAGTAGGAGTTCTGCCGCCTACATATTTTTCAGGGTTTTTTAATGTATACTTGCCTTGTGCAAACCTCGACATTACAATACAACGTTTCTATTTTCGTATGTTACAATCTGATAATCTGTTGTGTAACCAAGAGCACTTACTTTGCTTCTGTTATTATTCAAAATAGCAGCTACCAGCTGACTAAGTTTTACCTCATCTAAACCTTTTAAACTATCTAATAACTCAAATATATTTTTATTTTCAGATTTAGCTTGTTGCAATAATACTGTAGTTACAGCAATAGCTGCATTATCTTCAAACTTTCTTTTTTTAAAAAATCCTAATACACTATCAACTTCATTGCTTGTAATCGATATCGATTTTGAAAAATATCTATCAAAGAATGATTTTACCTCTGCTGCACTATCAGATGATTTATTAATACTTTTATCAGTTATACTACTCATTTAGCCACCTATAATATTCTCAAGAGTGCTAGTAAATGCTGCACCTTGTAGTGTTGGGTCTACTCTATAGTTATCAACAACTGCCTGTTGTAGTTGTAGTTGTTGGGTTGCATTTAAATTATCAAACAGCTGGCCGTTATCATTAAATGAGTTTGATGATCCTTGTGCTATTGCATAGTTTCGAAGAGCATTCCTGGCCAAGTCTCTTTGCTTAATAGTACTATTTTGTAACTCTCTTTGAGATATTGTTGATTCAAATGCTGCATCAAAAAAGGCTGTAGTTATAGCTGTCTGAGTTGAACTTTGTGGAAAGAATGTATTACTATTAAATGGAACTCTGTTATCTGTTGTAACTGGATTAGTTACAAATGGAGATCTTAGGTTACGTTGCTGTTCGGTATTAAACTCAGTTATTCCTAATATGTCTAAAAATATATCAGCAAATACCTTAGTCCAACCATTCTCAATTCCTGTTGTATCACTACCCGATCCTGTACTAATATACGGACTTGGAGATTTATCATAGTGTGCGTTATCTGCAAATCCTGCTGGATTATCATCTCCGGTATAACCTCTATCGTATAATACTGTTTCATAATCAACACGCATAGTATTTTTCATTATACCAGAAGCATCTGATTGATCTACTCTATCATGTTCCCAGCCAGATATAAGAGGATTAACAAGTGTAAAACTAGTAAAATGACTATCAGTATTTTGATGATGTAGTTGGTGTATAGTTATACTATTAAAAAATGGATATGTTTTGCCGGATCTGTTAAAACCGTGTCTATAAGTATTCTGTGGCTCACTATCGTATAAGCCAGTTTGATATGCACGTGGACGAGTTCCTTGATCAGCATAGTTGCCGTCTTCATAATAATATCTATAATAGGCTTCCCACAATAATGTTGTTAGCCCAGCAGCATCATCATGAAACTCAATATTAACAGGATTATAGTTTATTCTTGTTTGAACTACTTTTTTTCTATTATATTGATTTATTGTTTCGGTATTAATATCGTAGTTTGGTAAATCAGCAGATGATGCTAATATATTAAACTCTCGTTTGTTTAATAAGTTACTAACATTGTTTCCTAATGATTGTAACGCTATTGGATTTACATCTATTACAACATGATATAAGAATTTGACTTTAGGCGCAAGTCTAAAGTTATTGCGACGATACAAGTTTGAGGCGTGAGTAAAGTCACCCATTATACCTTTGTTGGTATCAAAATTAGTAAAGTTATCAAAGTTTCTATTTAACGGCATAAAGTATTTATCTTATATTTAAACAGCGCACATAACAAATAAGGAGCCCATTGGGCTCCTTAGAAGTCAAGCAATCTCTTAGTTAGTATTAAAGAGCGGCAGCGCCTGTGGCACCTGTGCCTGTTTCAGTATTTCGATCTTGGAAGTTATTAGGCGTTCCAACACCTACGTTAAGTTGTACAGCATTGTCATATTGAATATTAAGAGCTACTGTCATTGCATCGTTTGCTGAGTAACTCATTGATCCGTAGTCAACACTTGTTAAATAGCAACCATATAGTTCCCAAGTTTCAAGTACAGCTGGAGTATTAGCGCCGTTGCCGCCGTCTAGTACTTCAATACGTTGTGTAAACTTATAGTCTTGTCCTGTAGCAGCACTAGACTGTTCAAAGAAATCAAACTGTTTCTGTAGTTGCTCGCCTACTGAACGTTGTACGTTTCCGTTAACATCGTCACGTAAGTTCATTGTAACTGCTTGCCATTCGTGCTTGCCTGCCATATAAATTTTACTGTTGTAAACATCAATCGGTATTTGTTGGAATGATATATTTGGACGGGTTGCATCAATAACCTGTTTTGTTAATTCAGTTGTGTTGCCTGTAATACCAAAGTTTTCCAATGTTACTCGGAAACGGTATTGTAGTTTAGGCATTAGCAGACCCTGACTGCTTGCACTAGTATCGTTTGCTAACGGTACTGTTAAATTTAATAGAGTTGAGATTGCCATCTATGTTTCTCCTTATCACATGTATTTATCATTTGTAGGGGGATTTTATTTTCCCCCTACTTTAATGATTTATAATCCTGCGATTTCTCCTGTATTTTTGATACGCAATGGTATGTATATAAACTCTACTGCTTTGACTGGTTCAATAGCAATATCTACATATAGTTCATTTCGATCAATTCTCGCTGGTGTGTTGTTTGATTCGTCGCACACAACTAAGAAGTCATATAGAGCTCTTAGTCCCACTAGTTCAACCATTAAACTTTCTACTTGTGCTTTGATTTCATCACGTGTGATTTTATCATTTGGTTCAAATAGATATGGTTTTGTCAACTGATTCAACTGACTACGTAAGTACACTACAAGTCTTGCAACATTAACTCTATCAAGAGCACTTGCATTTCTTGCACGAGTTTTTTGTCCAAATACAACTAGCCCTGCACCTGTTAAGAATGTAATAGGGTTAACGTTGTTTTGATACAATGTATCTCGCTGTCCTTCGTTTAGTGCTGATGCAACAAATTCGCCTTCGTTACTAATGTAACCTGTTGAAGTTGCGTTTGTAACTCCGCCACGTCTTGTACCTGCTGGTGCAAACCATGGATAAGCAACTTGGTCATTAAGTGCAAATGTACGTAGTACCATATGCGATGCTGGAACAACAACATTGTTACCTGCATTATCGCTTGTGAAACCACTTGGATAATAAACACCTAAGTATTCATCTCTACTTACAAGTCCGTTGTCATTATCTTCAACAACTGTATTAACGTTGGTTGCCCATTCGTTAAGTGAAGTTGCATCCGGTGTTAAACGGAAAGGTGAATCACCAATAACAAATGCTGTTAGGCCTCTGTCATAGTTTAGTGTAATCATTTCTCCGATTAGCTCTGGATAACCTGGTGTTGACATCAAGTTAAAGATACGTGATTCATTGTCACGAATATCTTGATTTTCGTTTAGCATTGCTTGTAGTTTTTGTACTACAACTTTACGCTGTGCTTTACGACCAAAGCTACCAGATCCATCTGCTTCGTTAGCTGATTCTGTAACCCAACGGTGTGGATAATATGCTGACATTGATTCGTCGCCAAAGCGTTCGTTGTCTGCTGCTAAGTCGACATAGTTACGCTCAAAGCGTTTAACGTTGAATCCGCTTCTACGTAGGTTCCATAGCAACATACCTTTTGGATATAGTGCTGGATCTGGACAATCTACATCGACATAGTTACTAGTAATCATGTCAACAATATCGCCTTCAGTACTGCTGTTTGCACCTGCTGTGTTGTAACGTGCATCTGCAAATAGTACACCGTTTTCAGTTGTTTGATCTGTTGTATCAAGTTCAACCCAACTGTTTAGTGTATTATTCCAACGATAGATTCTTGGGAAGTTTTCTAAATCTGCTGTACTAACCCAAATATCGCCAGTTACAAGATTGCCACCATCTGCACGGTCGCCATCAACTGGTTCAGATGCAGCAACGATTGGACCGCTTGCGTCTGGAGCATTTCCAGGTGTAACATCGTAATACGGTGAATCAGTATTCAAATATCCAACCCACTTATCGCCATCGTGTACCATAATGTCAACTTCATCAACAACACTACTATACCATAATGCGCCGTCAGCTGCAAGAGCAGTTGGAGCATCATTACTTGCTGTATAAGTTAGTTCTTTCCAAAGTGTTGCAATATATGCACCTGACAACCCGTTTGGACTATCATAAAAGTTTACAGTTCCTGATTTTGTTGAGTAGTTCCAAGCAGTAAATGCGTCAGCTAATGGTGTGTTTGCACCATCTACAAATCTAATGTCGCCACCAATAGCATGTGATACTACAACTCTATTAGTTGAATCAACACTAGCAGTAACATTAGTTAATCCTGCTGTATTAATAGCTGCTGCCATTAACTCTGCATCAGTTGTAGCACCTGTTGCACTAAATGAAATAGTTACTGGTGTACTTAATGTTGCGCTTCCTTTTACTGTTTCACTAATAGTAAAATCATTAGTACCACTTGTAAATGTATTACTGTCGACTACACCACTAGTAATAGTTGTTGCGCCATTAGCATTACGTTTGAAAAGAGTAAAGTTAGCTAGGTTTGTTGCATTTTCTGTAACATTTGCCATTGCATAAACATTAAGCGTTGTTAAGTTTGCGCCGCCACCTGTTTTATCTAAGCCAGCTAATGCTGCTGAGTTTGAAGTATAAATCGGTGTGCTTACTGCATCCCATAGTTCAGTTGAACCATTCCATACTTTTGTTTTCCAATCTGCACCACTGTTTGGTGTAGTTGTTTTAACCCATACACTTCCTGTTGGACGTGATGCTGAATCTGCTGTTTTCCATTCTGGAACACTTGTGTGAGCAGTTGCTTGATGTGCTGGTGGATAATATGTTCCAGCAACAATACCTGCATCAGTTAGTGGTGTTCCTGTACCGTTACCAAGAACGATGTTAGAATGTGTTGCACCAGTATTTTTAAATGCTAATCTGTTATCTATTGCTTCTGCAGTGATTCCAACAGCACCTAATGCTGTATTAATATCACTTACTGTTGAAGCAAGACTAGTTCCAGATAGTACAACTGTTACACTAAGACCTTCTGCAGATCCAATAGTAATAGTATTACTTGCTGTAAATGTCGGTGTACCTGCTGTACCTGTTACTGAAGGCCAACTGCCTTTCCAGTTTGCACTGCCTACTTCTACCCATGCACCTGTTGTGTTTTTATACCATGTACGTATAATAGTTGAAACAGCTACAACTGCGTAATCGCCAATAGCGCCAACTGATTGTTTTGGAGCATAAGGAGATGAACCTGATGTTTGTGTTGCATCGGTAATAACAGTTGGTGTTTTGTTAGTAAATGTTTGACCAACTTTATTAGTCGCTGACTGCGCACTACCGTTCCATTCAAAGATACCAAACTTTGTTACTTGAGTATCTAACCAATAAGTACCATCTGCAGGATTTGCAGTAGTTGGCGTTGAACTAGCTGATATCGCTGTAAGGTCAACATCTGCTCTTACTACATATGCTCTATTGCTTACGCCTAGGTATGAATATGCTGCTTGAAGTCCGTATTCATTTTGCTCTCCGCCATGAATAGGATTGTTGTTAGCATCTGTATAAAATGTAGGATCGCCAAATGTATCTACTAGATCTCGCTGCGATGTTAGTAGGTATGGTTTACCTGCATTGGCTTTTTGAGTTCCTGGTGCAATACCAGTTCCTGCGCCGTTTAGTTTATTTTCGCCTGTTGCGACAAATATTATAGGTACTGTGCCTGGTTCTGCTGGAGTGTAAAAACTCTCATCAATAACGCTGACCTCTACACCTGGTGAAGTTAATGCCATTTTAATTTTCTCCTGTAAAGTGTTTCACTTACAAGTATTTAGCAGATCACCGGTAAAAAAGGCGGTTTTTAGGGGTTAAGTATGTATATAACTCATTAGCTGTCTAATATTAAACCAAAGATCATCCAACGTTCCGTTGTTGTCTATAGTAAAATCTGCCATCCATTGTTCAAGACTCATGCTGTCTTTTGACTCAGGCATCAGGTAGTTGCTGCGATCAACCCAGATACAGTAATCAAATACACCTGTGTTTTGCATTGCAAAGAATTCACGTTTGTTGCGTAGCCCACAATAGATATCATAGGCATCAAACATTTCTCTACCTAGAGTCGCTGCATCAGGAACATTATAATCGCAGATAGCATCATACCATTCTGCTCTGTGGTTATGCCTGTCAGCATAACACTCTTCTTCATTAGCGTATCCATATTTGTCCTTTAAGTTATCATAGATGAACAACTTTGAGCAAAACTTACTGCTGCTTTCAAATGTATAACCGTACTCGTCTCGCAGAATTTCGCATACAGTGTCTTTACCATGTCTTCCATGGCCTATTACTAATAACTTCTTTTTCATAATTTAAATGTAACATACTATTTACATTTTGTCAATATCCATTTTGAAAAAAGATCTGCCCAATCGTTGTGTGCTTGTTCGAGAGGATGTTCTGATTCTTTTCCTTTTTCGTATTTAAACTTTGTTGCCCAATCGTAAAATCCAAGGCTATCTTCGGTGTGTATATTATTAGGAAGATTTAATCTTCCAACCATGTCTTGTAAAAAAATATTATCTTGATTTAATAACTCTGGTTGTATATCGTTAAACGCCGATGTAAAAAAATATTTAATATTATGATTCTCGAGCCAGTTTGTTAAATATTCAAGTTGCTGTAGTGGATAATATACATGATTATCGTGCGTGTCACGCCTAGCATAAAACTCTACGTTTGTTCGTGTTAGATGTTCTGACGCCCACATTTGTCTTCTCATGTACAACATTGCATTTGAATAACCTTTAGTTTTGCCGTCGCCGTCTGATGGTAATGAAGTTAAAAATCTATCTTCATGAGTTTTTATTTTTCTGCCTGTAGGATATATACTAGGATATTCTCTACGTAAAATACTTGTCCACATTACAACTACAACAATATCTTCTGGCTTGTGTATTTTTAATTGGCGGCGGGTTTGGTATATTATACGTCTAACTATACTTCCATAATCAGCACCTGGTACAGCAGTATTATCAACTGTTGCATTAGTAAACATTTTTTGTTGAAGCAAGTTTGGCCATGCTGTATGACTCAACTCGTAGCATATTCCTTTATGATTGCGATCCCAAGACTCGTCAGCAAGTTCAGAGCCTGCTGTAAAACTACAACCACCTGCTATTACTTTTTTGATATTATTAAATTTATTATCCAATTAAAAATCCGTAGCCAACACCACCTGCAACAGACATAGCCAAGTCGTTGTCAAGTTTTTCCATTTCCTGTTGAGCTTCGGATTTTAACGTATCACCATTTAGCGTAGTTCCGCCACCTGGTCCAGCAATAGTAGCAAACTTACTACGTGCTTCACCTAACATATATTTACAGTTGGCAAGAGTATATTCTTTAATCCACTGAAATGCTTTGTAGTCTTTGTACAACTCAAAGTCAGGTCTGTGATTATAACAATATAGCAATACTTCTTCCTCAGCTCTTGGTCTTGTTAATATAGTTAGTTTTTTTGTACTAGTGTTCCAAACAAATTCGATAAAACTACCAAACATTCTTCCTACTAGTTCTTGTTGTTGAGCAAAGAAATCATATGTAGCAAGGCCGCCAATGCCACTACCTGCTAACAAGTATGTGTTTGTATAAGCAAGGTTAAATGGTTCAAAGGTTGTTCCACCACTATTGCCGCCTAATCTACTTCCTACGCTACGTCTATGTACTTTACGTACTTCTATTATTTCATTAGGGAGTGTGTATGCATTAACATCTTCTGTTAGTGCAAGAGTAATGTAACTTTCTTCAACACTGTTTTCACTGCGTTGTCTGTATCGTGCAGTTGCTTTTCCTAGTGCAGTTTCATAGTGTATAGGATCAAGTTCAACATCTATCATGCCTCCGCCTAAAAATGCAGTTACGTAATCAAATACTTCTTGTTTTTGTGTTGTAAGTTCAGCCATTGTTTGTCTCCAATAGTATTTATGCTAAATATACATATGCCAAGACTTAGTTTATATAGACCGCAAAAAACAAAAGACTATTCCTTCCTAGACGGCATTGTCTATGAACAATTTACTGTAGGAGGAACAGATTTTAATATACACAAATATCTTGGTCCAAAGAATACATTAGAAGATGATGCAACTGCTGAACAACCTGTTTACGATGTTGTTAAAGAAACCAACATTCAAGACTTGTTATTTTTAGAAAACAGAGATCGCAAATACGACAAAGACATTTACACCATTAGAGGACATTACAACCTACAAGATCAAGACTTTGATCTAAGTCAGTTTGGATTGTTTTTACAAAACGACACATTGTTTATGACCATACATATTAATAGTAGTGTAAAAACGCTAGGCAGAAAAATTATGGCAGGCGATGTAATAGAACTACCACACATGATAGACGAGTATGCTGCTAATGATTACAATGTTGCACTAAAACGTTTTTACGTTGTAGACGAAGTAACACGGGCAGCAGAAGGATTTAGTCAAACTTGGTATCCACATTTGTATAGATTACGTGCAAAGCAAATACTAGATTCGCAAGAATACAAAGATATTTTAGATTTGCCTGCAGAAGAAGGCAGTGCTGATACACTTAGAGATGTACTTAGTACATACGAAAAAGAAATGCAAATCAACGAAGCTGTTATTGCACAAGCAGAAGTTGATGTTCCACTTAGTGGGTATTCTACTATACAGTTCTATACACTACAGTTAGGTGACTCAGGCGAAATTGAAATCGTTAGTACTGACTATGACAGTTTATTAGCCGATGATCAGATAACAGCAGACACTGTATTTGTTACTCCTGATGGCAATGGATATCAAGGATACTTAGTAGGCGATGGTATTCCTCCAAACGGAGCACCATACGGACAAGGAATTGGATTTCCTAGCGAAGCAGATAGTGGAGATTATTTTTTAAGAATTGACTTGTCTCCTAATAGATTATTTAGATATGACGGCAATAGCTGGCGTAAAATTGAAGACGCTGTTAGAACTACCCTTACACAAACTAGTGGACGTGATACTCTAAAAGGAACGTTTATAAACAATGTAACTGTAAATACTATTAGCGGTGAAGATGTAGTCGAAAGACAAGCTCTTAGTAAAGCTCTTAGAGCAAAGGCAGGTGACTAATGCAATACTTTTATGACGGACAAATAAGACGGTACATAACACAAATAGTAAGAGCATTTAGTAACTTTAGTTATCGTGACGGCGAAGGCGATATCAAAGTAGTTCCGGTGTTGTATGGAGATATTACACGACAAGTAGGTAGTATCATTAGAGAAAACAGTGACAACAAACTACCGAGTGCTCCTAGGATGGGTGTATATGTTACTAGTTTACAAATGGACAGATCGCGTTTGAGTGATAGCAGTTATGTTAGTAAAATTAATCTTAGAGAAAAAGCATTTGACGAAAGCACTAGTAGTTACGTAGCACAACAAGCTAAAGGATATACAGTTGAAAGATTGCACCCAACTCCGTATACATTAAGTGTTAATGTTGATGTATGGTCAACAAGTACTGATCAAAAACTGCAAATACTTGAACAAATTTTTATGTTGTTTAATCCTGACTTGGAGTTTCAAACATCTGACAACTATGTAGACTGGACTAGTTTGAGTGCATTATATTTAGAAGATATTAACTTTAGCAGTAGAACTATTCCTGTAGGAACACAAGATGATATTGATGTTGCTACATTAGGATTTACAGCACCAATATATATTTCACCTCCTAGTAAAGTTAAAAAACTAGGTATCATAACAGATATTATTACTGGTGTTTACAGTCAAGATACAGGAACGCTAAGTCTTGACGGATTTAATCCTCCAACATCAGGCGATCAGGCTGTATCAAGCGGAGTTACCGTATTACCAGATGGTACTGTTGTTAATGCAGGAAATGTTGGCATTACTAGTACTTCAAGTGTAAGCGGCACAGGTTTAGATTTAAACAACCCTCTAGTAACAAGTTATAGAGATTTTGATCTTATAGTTGACGATGACGAGGCAAAACTAGCTAAAAACAAAGCACTACGAGTAGGAGATATTAGTTGGCTAAATGTTATAGAAGCAGAACTACCAGCAAAATATCAACCTAACATAAGTCAAATAAGATTACGTAGAGCAGAACTTAGCGGCGAAATTGTCGGCACATTTAATATTCCAGATGACGATACTCATACAATGATTATAGATTGGGACGAGGATACATTACCTTCTAATACTATCATAGAAGGTCCGACTAAAACTGACGGAACTATAGACGGTATTATAAATCCTATAACTTTTAATCCTTTAACAACTAAAACAGTTGGTACTAGATTATTATTGTTAGGACCAATAGGATATAAAGTTGAACGAAGTTTTAAAGCTACTACTAGTAGTAATAGAATCGACACCGATATTAACTTTACTATTGCTACTAGTGAGTTAGCTGATAGAGCAGGTGACGAACGTGTTACAACTTTTGAAGTATTTGTAAACGGATCACCAGTAGCAGCAACAAAAGCAAATATAGACGATAAGTTTGTTATAAATCTAGCTACAGCATACAGCATTGATGATACTGTATCGTATGTACTAAACTTAAACGAAAAAGGTCCAGAGGCTTGGAAAAATACAGATAATACAGATTTCTCAGCTGATGCAAATGATATAGTTGAATGGGACGGATCTAAATGGATTACTATTTGGAACTCCAGTGACAATAATGTAACTACATATGTTACTAATGTAACTACTGGTCAACAATTTTACTGGAATGGATACTACTGGCAAAGTGCTGTTGATGGATATTATCCACGAGGCACTTGGACTATTATATTATAAAATAAGTATTTGTATGAACAAAATAATTTGTAGTGGTGCGTTATTCTATAGTCTTAACACTAAGAGATTTTTATTTTTACATCGTACTAAAGGAAAGACAAAAAATCTTTGGGGATTGGTTGGTGGCACCAATGAAGGTATTGAAACACCGTGGGAAGGTCTACAACGAGAAATAATAGAAGAAATAGGCAATCTTCCAAGTATTAGAAAAACAATACCGTTAGAAACATTTATAAGCAGTGATAATCACTTTAGCTTTCATACATATCTTTGTGTAGTTGATTGTGAATTTATTCCAGAATTAAATAATGAACACAACGGATATGCTTGGGTAACATTTGGAAAGTGGCCAAAGCCTTTGCACAACGGACTGAGTAATACATTAAGAAGCAAGCCTAATCAAGTAAAACTAGATACAGTTATACGCTTGGTAGATATAATGTCTCAAACTGATTCTTAAGCCATTCAAAATCATTAATTTTTACCAGCTCTTGTGCATTGCCTTTGTTGTCTTCTCCAAAAGCTCTGCCTGCTTTTGCTCCAGCTATTGCTGCTTTTCCAAAAGGCTTATCGTCACCTCGTGTACACCATGCATCTAATCTAAACTCAGTCTCGTCATCTTTTTGTCTAGCAATAGTACGACTAGCAAGTTTACAGCATTCTCTAAATCCACTTCGCCATGCACTAAATGCATCAGTGTTGAATGCTGTAGTATTACTCATTTTGTCTATACCCTTAAACTTGTCACTGATACTAGTGGTCATATCAGTTGTAGTTTCGTCAAGATTCCTTGTTAATCTTGTAGGTAATAGTTTAACGCCACCGTAGCCGTACACTAGCCCGTTTACTGGATTATAACTTCTCCACACATGAACAGTATCCTTGCTGTCAATGTCATAGGCCGGAACATAATAACTAAAATCAAAATCATCTATAACTTCAGCATCACCGTCAACAACCCAAAACATTTCTGTTTCAACTAGCTCTGCTGCACGTTTATGTGCTGCATGAATGCCTTTAATATCCATTACTCTCTTGGCTCTTGGATATTTTTCTTTTAGTTCGTTGTAGTTATTGTCAGCATTTGGTTCGCCATTACTAATAAACACAATGTCATAAGGCTTGGGTATACTACCAACTTCGTCGTATTCTTTTTTGTTAACAAAGAATCTATAATCAATCTCTCTTTGACTGATGTTTAGTTGTTTACTAACTAATGCAATGCCGTCATAAAAATCACCATTTTTCCAAACGTGATTTATTTTACGTTCGTACTGATTATGATGACTGATATAAAAGTTCCAATCAAAGTCATCATTAGGTAAAAACGAATCGTTTACAATCCAGAACATATCTGTATTGCAGTTTTCTTTTGCTTCTAAATAATCCTGATAATCGTTTACTGTATATGTCGGATATTGTTTTGGTGTACTTGCTACAACTTCATATTCTTTCTTTTTTATAAGAAACCGATGTTCTATTTCTTTTTCACTTACTAATACGTTTTTGCTATATAATACAACACCGTCGTAGTTATCGCCATTTAAAAACACATGATTAATATTTCGATCGAATGTGTTTTGATGACTAAAATACAAACTAAAATCAAAACCTTTAGCTATGTTAACATCAGTAGGTACTCCCCAAAACATTTCAGTGTCAGCGTTGTATAATGCATTTGTGTAATCTTCGTAGTTGTTAACTGTAAACTTTTTATATTTTTTTGGATTACTTGCTACAACTGCATGTTCTTTCTTATTAACATAAAATCTATGATCAAACTCTTTTTCAGATATAAGATCTATAGTGTTCAATAATGCAATGCCATCATAATCAACACCATTTAAAAATACATGATTTGTCGATCTATCAAAAGAATCTTGGTTATGGAAATAACTATCCCATGCAAAATCATCCAACGGCTCTACATCATAGGGTATTAGCCACATCATATCACTACCGCAACTGTGAAATGCACTTTTATATTGTTCATAGTTTTCGATTATAAACTTTTCATAATCCTTCGGACCACTTGCTACAACATCATGATCAATCTTTTGTTTTAGTTCTTTGTGCTCTATTTCTTCTTTGCTTACTAGTGCTTGCTTGCTAAACAAAAATACGCCGTCGTATTTGTTTCCGTTTAGCCAAGCATGATTTGATTTTTGTTCACTACTATGATGACTAATGTAATAATCAAACTCAAACTTTTCATCAATAACAATATTATCTGAATGCCCCCAAAACATATTAGTTGTTGAAACTTCAGCTGCATATGTATAATCTTGGTAGTTGTTGATAATAAACTTATCATATTGTCTTGGATTACTTGCTAATATTCTTACTTCTTTTTTGTTAACAAAAAACCTGTGTTTGATTTCTTTGTCTGTTAACTCGCAAGATTTAGGACAAAGTACAATACCATCTAGTGTGTCAATATCTCCATTTCCAAACACATGAGGAATATTGAAACTCCATTCGTCTGGTTTGTAGCTAAATTTAAATGTTTCTCTTACTTCTGTATCATCATAAACTACCCAGAACATATCAGTAAAACTATTTTGTTTAGCTGCGTTTATTGAATCAACTACCTGTACATCAAATCCTCTTGCTTCGAGATTTTTTAATACTGTTGTATCCTCACCAATATAAAAAATATCAAACTTATTTTTTCCTTTATAAGGATCATAATGGCCGCAGATGTAAGCGTGTTGATTAACAGTATATTCGCCCTTTGCAGTTGGAACTAGTCTAACTCTATTCCAATCTTTGACTTTGCGACTTTTTTCAAACACATAAGGAAAGGAATGTATACAAACTTCTTCATCAACTTTTGGTTTGAAGAACCAAGGAAATGTACTATATGTTTCAATATTTTTATCAACAATCCATACATAATCGGAATCGTAATCTGATGTCCAAACTTGTTCTAAGTTTTCATAGTCGTCAGTTTTTACAACTGGATATTTTTTAAAAATATGATTCTTTAAAAAATCTTGTCCGTTGTGTACCGGTGTTCCAAATCTTTCAAATCTGTCGATTGCCTTCATAACACGTTTGCCTTTGTTCCAAAATGTGCAAGTTTAATACTTGCGTCTATCCATACTTCATAACCATGATGCATTGCTTGATTACAAAAGTATATATCCTCTCCGCTGAAAGTGTCTAGTCGTTTATTGTATTCGTGATCAAACCACGGCTTTGGCAAGTTATTATACACATCGGTATTAACCAACATACATCCCATACCAACTGCCCATACCTTGTGCAATCCAAAACTAGCATCTAGTCTATTGTCTGCATTTTCATAATCAGTAAATGCTACAGTACGATACGGAGCATATCGTGTACTGTATTGTGCTGCAACAATATCTTTTTGATGTTCATATAGTTTATCAAATACGTTTGCTGGAAAATGCATATCGCTATCAAGCCACAGTATATGCGTTGCATTATTTTCTAATGCTTCTTTTACTAGTGCAGTTCGACTTTCAATAATCACGCTGCCGCAAACAATATGCAGATCAAAGTCAACATTTTGCTTTGTTAATCTATTTGTTAAGTTACAAAGACTGCGTGTAAATCCTATATGAACTTCGTCTCGTGATGGAACACAAATACTTAGTTTCATATTACAACATTGTTGATGGCATAGTTTCTTCGTTTAAATCTTTTTCAGCTTGTACAGTATAGTCGTTCCAAGTTCTTGCAGCACTTGTTGCAATCTTAACAGCTTCTTTAAAATCTTCTGCTGGCAAACAAGCCATAGCTATCATGCTTTCGGGTTGTACTTTACCTAGTGTAAGTAAGTCAGCGCCTGCGGCTCTTCCAAACTTTTGAATCCAGTGGAGTCTATCATCGTCGTTTGGAATAATCATATCGTCAATAGCTGCAAAAACAGCTTCGTGAAGATCGCCATCAAGGTTAAGTGATGTTGCTACTTCTTTTTTACGTTCTTTAGTATACTCTTGTGCAAGGTCTACATTTAATACTTCGTATAATGTTTTCATTTTGTTTCCTTTTATGGTAATATTGGGAAATAGTAGCCACCAAAACTAGAGCTCATACTAATAGTATTGCCTACACTAATACCAATGTAAGTTCCTAATGTACCAATAGCAATAGTACTATTACCCGCACTAAAATAGTTGCGGATTTGAGACATTGTTATAGTCGAACCTGTTGCTGGTAATGCCATATTACTTCCTATTTCTCTCTATTAATATAACACATTATTTAAGCAGTGTCAAGTAAAGATAGCCACAATGTGGCTATCCTTTGTATTATTTATCCAGTAGTTTTTGTACCATTGTACGAAGTTCTGCAATCTCGGCTGCTTGTGCTTCTGCTTTAACATCTGCTTCTTTGATTGCTTCAACTAGTAATGGTACTATACGTTCATACTTAACAGTTAGATAATCTTCGCCTGATGCACTTTTACCATTGATATCATCAAACGGTGCTGGTACAACTACTTCTGGTAATACTGCTTGAACTTCTTGAGCAAGTAATCCTGCTTCAACTGTATCATCTACTTCGTCTTTAAACCCATGTTCTATTGATTTTTCATTCCAGGTATAAAGTACACCGTTTAGCGCATTTACTTTATCGAGTGCATTTTCAATATTACCACTAACATTTTTCAGTCTTTTATCAGAAGCATATGCTGTAAGTTCACCTCTGAAAGCCCAGTTGTTGTCGTTGTAACTGTTTCTAGCTGTCCATTCATCAGTACCATTTGATCTTCTCCATAGTGTAATAAGATCAGACCCTGCTCCAGTTGTAGCAGGATTGCCGTCACCGTTGTATTCAATACCGCCACCGTAACTGTCACTTTGTCCTACATAGACTCGTCCGGTACCTTGGCTATCACCACTAACATTTAAGAACGCATTACCTGCGTCATCACATTTGATTAAAACAGTAGTACTTGTTCCGTTGTCGAAACGTTTTGTACCATTAATAGTTTGTGTTGTTGAACCTGTAGCTCTTACAAATCCTGAACTGTCAATGCCGTCAAGTGTGTTGGCATCATCGGCACTAATGCCAGTTAGACCACTACCATCACCTGTAAATGCGTTAGCAGTAATGTTTCCTGTAATGTTAATACCACCAGCACCACTTAGTGTTCCACTAAATGCATCATTTGCATCACTACGTATAAACGATCCGCTACTAAGTCCGTCAAGTTGGTCAGCATCTAGTCCGCTACCTGCACCGTCGTTGCCGCTGTGCCATACAGTATAGTTGGTACTACCGTTTTGGAATATTAATCCGCTGGTTCCATTATCAAGCTCAAGTGCAGTATTAGCACCTTCGTTTTTAATGTACAGACTATCATCGCCATCTCTATACTGCATGTAAGCACGTCTTGTACTTGACTGATACCAACTAATATACGGATTACCAGTAGCACTTGTATCTTGCAAGCGAATCATTTCATCGCCAGCATGTGACATTGTTAGTAAGCCTGTCATTGTATCAGCAGTATTACTACGTAAATAGTTGCTACCATCAACACCATCTAATGTGTCTGCATCTACATTAGTAAGTCCGCTACCGTTACCAGTAAATGTACTTGTACCAATATTAACATTACCAAATGTTGTTGTTATCTCACCAGCAGCAAGTGCGCCAGTTCCAGTTAGGTTACTGTATGTTCCTGTAACTCTTGCGTTTGGCACTGTTCCGGTGGATAAGTTGCTTGCACTCAAGCCTTGGATGCCACCTCCACTTGCTGTATTAAGTGAAGTAGCATATACATCGCCGTTAACACCTAAACCACCAGTTATTCTAACAGCACCTGTTGTAGTACTTGTAGAAGCACTAGTGTTGGTAAATGTTTTTATACCAGCCATACTTTGGTTGCCACCAAGTCTACTACCACTAACAGTACCAGTACTCAAGTTACTTGCGTTTAGTGTTGTTAAACCGCTACCGTTACCAGTAAATGTACTTGTACCGATATCGATACTACCAAAGCCGCTAGTAACACTACCACTGTTTAGTATACCTGTTCCTGTAATATCACCTTGGTGTTGTGTTACACTACTTGATGATATTCTACCATCTGCTACAGTACCACTGCTCAAGTTACTTGCATTTAGTGTTGTTAAACCACTACCGTTGCCGGAGAATATACTTGTACCGATGTTGATATTACCAAATCCAGTATTAATACTACCGGCATTAAGTATACCTGTACCTGTAAGACTCAACTGGTGTTGAGTAACACCACTTGCTTGTATACGTGCATCTGGAATAGTTCCGCTTGTTAAGAAAGCAGCACTCATATCACCAATAAAGTTGTCTGCACGTATATCTTTGTTTACATACAAACCGCCTGTTATTTTAACTGCTGCACTACCTCCTGCAAATGTTGCGCCTGTTGCATTTGTACCATCAGTAAATGTTACTAGGTTATTTGAAGCTAGTGTAGTAAATGCACCACTGCTTGGTGTTATGTTACCTATTGGTGTATTGTTGATAGCACTAACAAATAACTCACCATCAATATACATATCAGTATTTGTACGTAAATCCATACGTACAACCATTTCGCCTAAAGCACCTGCTAAATCTGCTGCTGCTTTAGTTTCACCAACTACAATCTCAGTTGCTGCTTGAGCAAATGCTAGTGTTGTAGCATTATCTTTGAGTAAGTTAAATGTACCTGTTTCATCTGTATCAAGTGTTGTACCGTTTACAAATAAGTTGCCTGATAAGTTAACATTTGAGTTTCTAATGTTAAAGTTACCTGTTGTAGCACCTGCTGTAACTGTTGTTGCAGCACCGCCTACATTAAGTGTAGTTGCAGTTGCGTTGATTAGGTTAAATGTTGCTGCATTTGTGGTAATATCGCCACCGTCGACATTAACATCTAGATCTACATCCAAGTTATTGTGTATGGTTGTTGTGCCAGTTGCTGCACCAATCTCAACGCTAGTAGCCGAGCCACCCATGTTGATTGATGTTGCAGTTGTGTCAAACAATGCCATTGTAGCACTTGCAGCATTAATACCAGTAGTAAAACTTGGAGATGTAGCAAATACTGCTGCGCCTGTTCCTGTTTCATCGCTTATTACTCCGCGTAGCTGAGCACTTGTAGTTGCTGCAAACTGACTTAATGGATTACCTGTGATAGCAAGTGTACCGCTTGTTGGTAGTGTTACACTAGTATTTCCAGTTGTTGTTAATCCTAATGTATGTGAACCAGTGTGTGTAAAGTTGCCACCAATAGTAATAGTGCGGCCACTATTGTTAACTCCAGTGCCGCCGTATGTGCTGCTAATAACACTACCTTGCCATGTACCAGTTCCGATAGTTCCTAATGTTTGTAAACTACTGTTAACAACTGCACTTCCTAGTGTTGTACTATTAAGTACATCTGCATCATTAATGTAATATGCTTTTCCACTTGCTAGGTTAAAGTCTTCACTTGAATCCCAACTAGTATTTGCATTATCCCAAGTTAGTGTAGCGTTTGCACCATCAACTGTAATACCAGCACCGTTTGCTGCTGCGCCGTTGGCAGCACCGCTTGCTACAACAATGTTAAGATCGTCAACTGTGAGTGTTGTACTATTAATAGTTGTAGTATCACCATTAACTGTTAGGTCTCCGGTGACAACCAAGTCGTGTCCGATAGTAGTTGTGCCACCACCGTCACCACCAGTACCAATATTAACTGTTGTTCCTGCTGCTGCAATGTTAACAGTTGTCGGAGTTGCCAACAAGTTAAATGTTGCTTGGTTGGTGTCTAAGTCTCCGCCATTAACATCGACATCGTGTGCAATAGTAGTTTTACCTGTTGATGCACCTACATTGATTGCTGTTGCTTCTCCTGCCATATTAATAGTTGTAGCAGTATCATTTAATAGCGCAACAGTTGTTTCGCTTGTGCTTACTACAGCATCAACTTCAACTTCACCAGTGAATGTAGCTTTGCCGCTGGTATCAATAGTTAAACGTGTTTGCACTGTATGTTCAATATCACCTGACGTTGAAACTTCGCCAGTTTTAATAACTACATCGCCGCCGGTTGCATTACCTGTTCCGCTTCCGCCTTCGATAGTAATAGCGCCACCTGCAACATTATTTCCAATACCGCTAGTGCCTTTGATTGTAGAAGTAGTTGGTGTTTCGCTTGCTTCTGCATTACCAAATACTACAGTACTATTTCTAATAATCATATTATTACCGATATTAATTGTACCCTGTACAACGTCTAATGGATCGGATGTAACATTAGCATCTGTTCTGATAGTAAACGATGTTGCAATATCAGTTGCGCCAACAACTGGCCAACTACCGTCTAAGTTTGTTACTGCACTGCCAGAAATATTAATAGTATCGCCAACTTTTGTACCTAATGTTTTTGGTGTAAATGTAAATGACAGTGTAGTTGAGTTTGTAATAGTACCTGTAGTTTTATTACTTAGATATATAAACTCATCTGTAACACCATTAACTACAGTATTTGAAGGAATACTTGCACTACCTGTAACAAGCATACCTGCTAAAATAGTTGATGTATCTGACATTGGTATTTCAGTTTCTTGGTTAGCTGTAACTCCGTTTGTACTTACAGTAACACTACTAAGATTAACTACAACATCTTGAGAGATAGTTGCTTCATACCCGTCAATAAATGTTAACAAGTTGCGTGTAGTATCTGCGTTACCAATCTTAATATTAGTTGCATCGCTGCCTATTTCTATACTTGTAACATTTGCATTATAAACACTACCGCTACCAGTACTAGACGAGTTAAGTGAAGCGTTACCAACATCAAGACCTTCTGATAGATCAAGTGCTGTTCCCCATTCTGGTGTAACACCATTTGATTTTAAGAAACTATTGTTTCTACCAATATTGAGAGTGTTTAAACTACCTGTTGTTTGTGCGTAAATCAAATCACCAATAGCGTATGTACTAATATTTGTTCCGCCTCTTGCAACTGGTACAAGGCTTGTTAAGTTAGCTGGGTTTAAGAAGTAAGCACTATCAAGACCGTCTAATGTACCAGCATCAACAACCGCATCTTTAATAAAGACCTGGCCGCTGCCATCATTGGCAACATCAAACTGTGATTGCAAGAATCTACTTGTACCTAGTGTTGAGAATGTGCCTAGCGGATCAAGGTCAACGTTAGCAATACCAATCTGAACTGGATCTCCGTAGAATTCTCCTCCTGAACTACTTCCTGTTAGTGTAATAGGATTGTCAGTTGTATTTTGTTTTTTAAGTGTTTGTACAACATTTTTATATGCACTATCACCAAACAATGCTGTATCACTGTTTGGAACACCACTTGCTCCAAGTCTGCTTGGACTAATAGTACCTGAAATAATATTTTCAGCATCAATGTTTGTAACAGCAAGTGTGTTCCAGTTTGCTTGCAACCTACTTGAAGTATTAATAACACCATTAACTTGTACGTTGTTTTGAATAATCAAAGCACTACCTACGCCAATGCCGTCAATAAGTTTTGGATTGGTTACTAGGTCGTTAGCACTACTCAATGCGTCACTACGTAGTGCGTGAAGTGTATAGCTGTTAGTTGTTACAGATCCTACAAAGAATCTTGAGCCTGTTGGTGTAGCTTCTGCATTAACACTAAACAGTTCGTTTGACGAACTTCCGTCTGATAACGATTCAACTCTAATAGCATCACCAGTTGTAAATCCATGATTTAATGTTATAACACTATTATCAACTGTATTAACTGTTCTTCTTGTAAGCGTGTGTGCATTGTTAGCAGGAGTACTTGTAAAGTCTATCTGATTTAACAATGCAAATCCTGAATACAATTCAAATGTATCTGCATCAATCTTTTTAGCATAATAAACTAAACCGTTTACTAGGCCGCCGATTGCAACGTTACCATTAGTATTATAGGTTACCGGATCACCATTTTCAAACCCGTGATTTGTTACAATAATACGAGAATCAGTATAGTTAACTGCACCACCTGATCCGCTAACACCAGCTAAGAAGTTATTTTCAATAAAGTCGTCTAAGTTAATAGTTTTTGCATTTTGTACTGCTGTGTTATCTTCAACAAAGTCAATACTCGATGCACTAGCAACATAAAGCTCGCCACCTAATATATTAACATATGCACGTTTTTCAAAACTTACAACTTCTATTTCAAAGCCGCTACCAGTGCCTCCAACGCTCGATGCAGCAACACTAAGTAAATCGCCAATGTCGTAACCAGTACCGCCTGTTTTTATATCAACATCGGTAACTTGTCCTGCTGTAACAGTAACGTCTGCTGTTGCACCAGATCCTGATCCTGAGTTGTTTGTAAATGCTACGTCTTTATATACTAGTGTTCCGTTAGTAGGTGTATATCCTGAGCCGCTTGTAATAGCTCCGTTGTCGACTCCAGTTAACACGCCATATCTTACTTCTGTCACTGCGCCTTGAGCATTACCATCTGCTGATGTAACAATAGTACGTGCAGTACCTGGTACTGATTTTATACTTTCGTTGTCGCCTTCACTTGCAATAGTAAACGTAGTTGCTGTTGGTATACTTAATACTAATGTATTTTCGTTGTATGTTGTATCATCTGGTACTAGTACCTGTACATTGTTGTCGATTTGTAAGTTATGAGCTCCGCTTGTTGTGATTGTAGCAATATTACTTGTTCTTGCAACATTAGTGATAACTGCACTAGTAAATGTGTAATCAACATCTGGATCAAGTATTAAGAATTGACTGCTGTTTGAACTACGTAAGAAGAAGTTATCAACAATCTCTGATACTGCACCTTTTGCAGTTGGGCGAACTCCTGAATCAACACCGTTAACAAACAAGTTTGGCGCTGTTCCACTTACGTCCCATGGGTCGCCAGTACTATCATCAGTATCGTCCCATGCTCCCGGAACACTAGCAACAAGTATGTTACCACTTGATGGATATGCACCTTTTGCGTATGCAACAGCACCTTCAATACCAGGCTGTGTAATAGTGTCGCCGTTGGCTACATTTAAAATATTTCCACTTAGAGTAAGTTCAACTTGCTCGTAGTTCTCAGTAGCAATATCACCAGCTTTCAAGTCAGTTGGTGGAATATCATCAACTTGTTCAAGTCGTGATAGATAACCTTGTGTGTTAGTGTTGGTAAACTGACGTGTAGCCGGAATAAGGTCGCCGTTCAACTGACCGTTGGTGTTAAGCTGAACAATAGCGCCTGGTACGGCTGCTGTACTAACTGATTTATCAACAAAGCCGCCAAGTCTATTATTAATAAACGAACGTACTGCTAACTGTGTAACCATTCGAGCATCACTTGGACCGCCAAGTTCGTCGTCACCTAAGTTAACACTAGTTGAAATCTCTTCAATAGCAACATCACTAAGACTTAGTCTCAACGCATCAAGTTCGTCCACCTGCACTTTGTTTCTAAAGGTAATGTTACCTGTTCTGTTGAACGCTGTAATAAAGTCACCAACTTTAAAGTCACCAAGTTCGTTTGTACCTGATGAGTAAACACGTCCCGGAAGTTCTTCAAACTGTTCAAACTCTGTTCTTGTATTACCACCGTTTTGCGGTAATGCGTTGTAGTCAACGCCTGAACCGGCATATTCCCAAGTGTGTGAAGACGAGTTAACAATACTTGGTCTGTGGAACCATAGTTGATTTTCTGGAAGATTTGAAGTGTTAGTTAAACTACTACTACCATCTGTAGCAGTAAGGGTAAACGTTGCTGTACCTAAACCTAGCTTTGTAGCTACTTCGTTAACACCGATAGTTGAATTTGGACTACTTGCATGATCTTGTCCGATAATACTTGTTTCGTCAAACTGAACTCTAAGAACACTCGAACCAACTGCAACTTGTTCAATACTTACAACTAGTCTACGTTCTCTTGGTTCCCATTTTGTAACAATAGCACTGTTATTATTCACGCCTGTTGTACCTGAAATAGCACGACCAGGAACAAACTCATAACTTTCTGCTCCAGATTCTAATATAAGTGTCTGGTATGTTGTATGAGAGTTTAATATTTCTTCAACAAAGAATTCAATAACATTTGAGAAAAACTTGTGAGTATTTGCACCTGCTGCAATAATATTAACATCAAAGTCTCCTGATTCATCAAACGTTAGACCAAACTCGTCGTCGTTGACAATTTTAATATAGTAAGTTTGTTCTGCATCAAGTCCTTTGATCGGAGCGTTGCCATCTGGATCATATATAACTTTTTGACCATTTGAAAAGCCGTGATCAACAATCGTAATAATATCAACTTCAGCATTAACTGCTGTAGCAGCATCAAAAGTAGTTTCAGTAGGAGTAGTTTTAAAGTCGTTTGTAACGTCACCTTCACTGCTTACTTCTGTTGGATTTGGTAAATCATTTGGATCATTTATGATCGTATTTACAATATCAAAACGTGAACTTGCAAAATCTTGTACGGCTGAACTAACACTAGTAATATAACTTAATGCTTCAACTTTTGCTTGCTCAATAGCAGCAATAGTCTGTAGTTCTTGGCCACTAATACTAATACGAGAAGAGTCTTGTAAGTTAGCAGTGTAATATGCAAGACCAGCACTACGTGAATACCTGTTACCAGTATCCCAAGTATCTTGTGCCACTGCTTCAACAATAAGTTGTGTGTCTCTATTACACTTAGCAGAATCATATGTAAATCCATACCAAATATTTGCTTGTATTTGTTCGTTTATAAACTGTGTAACATTTTGTGCAATGTTAATCTGAGTAACAGTTCCTAAGCCGTTGAAGTTATCTTGTAATGTTGCTGTAGTCCATGTTATGTCTGGTTCAATTCTTGCTGGCGGTGTGGCGCCTGCACTATTTAGATAATCAATAATTTCATCAATTCTATCTGCGGCATAGTCGGCAGCAGCTTCACTACCAGCTGTTCCTGATACATCTTGTGTTTCAGTGTTACCTGCAGTTACAGTAACTGATTGTTCTTGTATAACTTGTTGTATTGCTTCTTTTAATCTACCATAGGCTGCAACAGTTTCTTCTTGTTGTCCTGTGCCGTACTGTGCTACTCCGTCTATAAAGTATGCTAGTGATGCAACCAATGTTTGTAAGTTGCCGCCGTATGTTAAATCATAAGAAAGTGCGTCAATAATAAGTCCTGTGTCTCTTTCACACTTGGCTTCATTATAAACAAATCCTGATTCAAACGGTGGGTTTGCAGCAGCAATCTCTGCGTTTAACCAAGCAGTAAGTTCTTTTTGTAAAAATGTCTTGTTTGCATTTATTTGTAATACTGCATTTTCAAATCCTGCATCACTAGCGTTATTTGTGCCGCCAGTTGGTAGAGGGCGTGAATATGCTGCTGCAACACTATCACCCGGAACAGTATTTGCATCTCCATTAGTTACGATATCAATAATTTCGTCCCAAAGTGCATTTGCTCTGCTAGTTGCAGTTGGATCCGGAAGGGCATTTGCTGTAAATGCTTTAGCTTGGCCAAATGCTGCAATATGTTGATCTTTTTGTGCAGCAAATACATTGCCAGCAAATGATCCACTAAAATATCTTAATGCTGCACTAACACTTCTGTGATTACTGTTAAACAAGAAATCGTATCTTACAGCATCGATCAATCTTTGAACATCTCGTCTACACTTATCTTCGTTATATGTAAACCCTGCCCATATACTTGGAGAAGCTGCTGCAATTTGTGCATTAATCCAAGTGACTACATCATTAGCAATAATATCTTTATTGAGTTTTAATAAATCATGTGCTGTTTTATAATCTGGTTCTCTAAAACGTAATACAAATTCTTCAACTGGTGTATCACGATTAATACCAGCAATAGTAATAGTTTGCTTACCTTCACTTTGACCTGTTGCTGTTACAAATGCTCTGTCAAACTGGAACGCTTTAGGTGAGTAACCACTTGATCTCAACGCATACAAACCAAAGTTTGTCGCGGAGTTAGTAATGGAACAATAACCACCTGACTGTGTATAAACACCGTTGAGCAGGAAGATTTCAAAACAAGACACGATCTGTGCATAAGCATCGTTGGTTAGTCGCCACGCTGTACCACCAAATGATAGAATAGTAAAGGCGTTAGCAACCATTGATTTACCTTGTTCAGGTATGGCTCCAACAACCGGATTTTCTGCTTCAATTTGATTAAATGGTACGTTTGGAGATTCAACTTTACTACCGTCAATCTTAGCGCCGTTCATGCCTAAGAACGAAATAATACTAGCGTTCTGAATATACGGTGATGTTGTAATAGTTGGTTTTGTGCTCGGCAAGTTTGGATAGTCTGCACGATCTGGAATATCAGTAGCATCTGGATCATCGAATGCAACAGCGTAGTCAGCTGTAATAAGTGGAACAAAGTTTGAGTCAACACCGTCACGGAATGTAAATTCACCAAAGTAACAAGCGTTACGAACTCGTAGCATGTCCAAGTTAGCATTAGCAGGACGAATAATACAACCACGTAAACCGTCACCTTTGATAACTGTGTTATCAGGAACAATAACTGGATTGTCTTCTGTATAGTCACCAACAGCAACTTTGATGTTAATACGTTTAAAGTTAATAGTACTGTCTGCATTATATACTTGTGCAGAGGCTAGTTGACAAGCACGTTTAATAGTTTTAACCGGAGCACTTTGTCCGTCGTTTTCATCATCGCCTTGTTCTTGAGACACGTAAATAACATTACCACCAAAAATATCAGCATCACTAAAACTCAAGTTTCCGTTAGCATCAACAGACATTAGCTGACCAATTGAACCCGAGTTTGGAGGCAAGGTTAGTTGGTAGCCAGCATCTAATGTATTTGGTGCTTTAATACTAACACCATCTTCACCAGAAGCAGTAAGTTCTCTAAATGTTAACTTGCCGGCGTCTTCAATATCAATATTATCTTTAATATTAAATCCGGCATTTGTAATAGTCATCTTATCAACATCATTAACTGTCATTGTGATTGCTGCTTCTGTACTATCAGCTAAATCGTCAATCTTAATTTCTGAGTTGCCTTCAAAGATACGTTTAGTAATATCCTGAACCGTGTTATCATCACGTAGTAAATATACTTTACCGTCTGCTGTGTTTAATGCTAGTTCACCACTTTGAAGTTGTGCTATAGTTGGTTTCTTACCAGCGACCGCACTTCGCTTGTGTCTAATTGTTGTTGCCATGTGCAACTGCCTCCTATTTAGGTATGGGTCAGATCCGAAGATGCCCGATGTAAAACAATAAAAATTGCTACTCAGTTATTTATCAAGTTTAAAAAATGGTTACTGTATTCGTAAAAAAAGGGCCTGTAGAGCCCTTTTTATTATTATTTTACTTTATTCAGTAAGTTTAAAATGCGCCACCGTCTATGGTATCAGTCCAAACTGGTGTTGCATCAGCATCACTTGTTACAGTAAGTATTTGGAAACTGTTACTTGCGTCACTTGTTCCGGCTGCGTCAGTTACTTGAACATCAGTAGCTGCATTACCGTAAAGTATGCCGTCTGTTGTAAACGTACTTACACCTGTACCACCGTGTGCAACTGCTAAATCATTAGTTAAACTTACTGTTCCAGTTACATGGAAGTTGTGATTTACAGTAAGTGTTCCTGTAGCATCACCAATGCTAATAGTTGTTGCTGCTCCACCAAAGTTGATAGTTGTAGCAGTATCATTTAACAAGTTAAACGTTGCTTGATTTGTTGTTAATGCATCGTTGTTGATTGCTAAGTCTGTTGTAAAGGTTGATATATCTTCACTTAAACGTAGTTTTTCAACACCTGCTGTGCCACCAATCATTGTACTAAAGACCATATCAAAGTCTTCTTGTAGTCCAGTAATATCTTGTGCTATAACATCAATCTGACCCGATGTTTCAAAGTTATCATTTGCTGTTTCAAGTTCAAACTTAACACCTGTGCCGCTTCCTGCTACTGGAGTACCACTTATACTGTGATGTGCAAATGTCATTGGATATACAATATCATCTGCTGCACTATCAGGTGCATTGGTTATAAGTTTTAGTCCATCTTGTGCAAGTACTGTATTTGCTCTAATATCAACTGTGTCTGTAGCAAGTGATGTAAGTTGTAGTACACCATTGTTATTACCGCCAATGTATTTTTGTACATGTAGTTCTTCACCTATGCCAACACCGCCAGCAACTACAACTGCTCCACTTTGATAAGTTTGACTTGGAGTTGTATTGTTGAATGTTGATATTACACTACTGTCAACATTAAAGTATGAGTTACCAATAATAGCACGTTGACTTCCGTTTGTAAAGAACTCAAGCTCGTCATTGTTAGCACCAGGTGATGTTTCAGGACGTATAAATGTATTTTGATCAACATCTTTTACGCCGCCTAATGAACCCCATGCAATACCGTCATAACCTTCAAATACTAGCGTATCTGTGTTGAATCTAACCTGACCAGTTGCAAACGCTGGTCGTTGTGCTGATGTACCAACTGGTATTTGCAAACTTGTAACACTATCAATAACAACTATCTCATTGTTGATAGTAAGTGTGCCTGTTGTTGCACCTATGTTAATAGTTGTAGCATCGCCAAATGCATCTATGCGTGTAGCATTAGTATTGAATACATTAAAGGTACCAGTTTCGTCTGTAATAATATTAGTACCATTGATTTGTATATCTCTATCTGCAATAATATCTCTATCAGCAGTAATATCAACACCAGCGTGTATATTACGTTGTGTACTAAGACCACCTGTGATTTGTACTGCACCAGTAACATTGTCAGTAGCATCATCGTTGTTTAGTATAATAATATTTGGAGTTGTTCCAAACTCAACTACTTCTGATCCGTCAACTGTATCTATTATAATATAGTCGCTAACATTTTCGTGTATTCTTAGTACGTTAGTGTTATTGTCTGGCAAGTCAATATCAGTTGCACCATTGATATCAATAGTATCAACTGCTCTATCACTGCCTAATACAATACTTCCGTCTGCGGTAAAATCAACACCGACAGTTAAACTTTTAGCAATACCAACACCACCGTCAATAACAACCGAACCTGTAGTTGTGCTAGTCGACTCTGTTGTATTTTCAACAAGTAATCCTGGACGGATGCCAAATGTAATAAGTTCTTCGTCTGTACGTGTGTTAATACTAATAAAGTCCAACGAACCTTCTGTACTAATACTGTATGCTTGTAAACTTTCATCAGGAATGTTTAAACTAACATCACCTGTGAATACAATATCACCGTTAACTGTTAAGCTACCTTGCACTAACAAGTCTGGATTAACTGTAAATGTACCGTCTGCTGCACCCATAATAATCGATGTTGCATCGCCAAATGCGTTAATAGTTGTAGCACTTGTGTTTAACAAGTTGAACGCACCAGATGTATCTGTACTAATCACATCACCGTTAACATCAAAGTCGCCGTTGAGTGTAATATCGCCTTCAACAGTGCCGCCTGTTAGTTTGTTTAAGTATCTGTTTTCAACATATGTACTAACAGCTTTTTGTGTAGGCGCTGTATTAAAGTCTTGTGTACCAATACTTGAAACTAAGTTTGCATTGTCACTAACTTCTTTAAGTTCTACACCAACCGGAATACCATCTCTAATAAACGGACCAACACTGGTTAATCCTTTTAAGTCAATTTCGTTAGCATTAAGTGTGATACTACCTGTAAGTGCGTTAACACCAAAGAAGTTACCAACTCTAAAGTTACCGATTTGGTCAACTGTACCACCAGCAAATACTTTACCGTTGCTTGTTTCGATAATCTCTTGTTCAGGTATTGCTGTACCACCAAAGAACGGAAGTGCGTTATAAGTTACGCCAGCACCTACATATTCAAACGCATGACCTGAAGTTGAAATAGTACTAACATTGTACAAGTATGCTTGCTGTGTTGTTTCAACACTAACGATACCTGGGAACACTGTGATTTCTGCACTACCACCGTATGTTGCATTTAGATCGTTAATAGCAGTTTCTACAATATCTTCAGTTGCTCCAACGATGATATTTCTTTCAGTGTTGTAAACACTACTACCAAGTTCGTGATTGTGTCCAACTTCGTGCCAGCCTGTAGTGTATCCTTGTATAATCGATAAAGCAAGTCTATCAACTAAAAGTTCAGCACGTTGTCCAATTGCTGCATCTGCATCTGGAATAGTTAAAATCTGTGTTTTTGCATTTCCAAAACTTTTAGCAACAACTTCGTTATTTGCAACTTGACGCATTATGTCGCCTAGCTTATAATAACTATATGCACTAACTAATGTTTGGTCAACATTGCCTACTTTTGCTGCACCTAATATAGTGCCACTGTAGTATGCTTCGGCTGCTCTGCGAGATTGCTTGTTACCACCGTACATCAAATCGTATAGTACAGCATCAATAACATAGCCGGTATCTCTTTCACAAACTTCAATACCGTATTCAAATCCTAGTATATTATCTTGGATATATGTGATAACACCGTTTTGTATAATCAACTTGTTTGCAAGTAATGCATTAGCTGCTGATCTTGTTGTTTGAGGCAACCAACTAAAGTCTGGATTAACTTCTCCTGGAACACCAACTAGTGTATTATTTTCAACAGCACTTTTGATAATACCTATTAATCCAACTGCTGTTGAACTTTCTATACTTGTGCCATATGCTCCGCCTAATACTTGCGATTCTGTGTTTCCAGTAGTTGGTGTTACACCAATACCTTCGATACATTTTAAAGCAACGTCTTGTAAATGTGTATATGCTGCAACTGTGTTTGCTCTTTGACTTTCAGGAATATATGCTACTGCTCCTAAGAAGTATGCATTAGTAGCAATGATTGTTTGTATATTGCCTGTGTATAGTAAATCGTATGCTACAGCATCAATAATAAGACCTGTGTCATTTCTACAACTTGCTTCGTTATAAGAAAATGCATTGTAGTTATCTTCAAGTTCTGTTATTGTATCAGCAACAATAGTTGCTTTTGCTGCTTCTAAACTTGCAATAGCAGTTTGTGCGCCGGCAGTTGCCCATGATGTATCTGGATAAGATACAGCTGGAAGATTATCAACACCGTCAGTGATAACGTTTTGGAATACTGTTAATAGTTCTGTTGCTCTAGCTACTTCAGTTGCAGTTGCAGCGCCAGCAGTTGTATCTTGTACTACGCCTGTTTGTTCTGGATCATCATATAATGTATCGAGTAATATACTACCAAGTAGTGTATCTACCCATCCTAATGCTGCTGCTGTTTCAGGCTGTTGTCCTACAACTTGACTTACATAGCCAACATAATATGCTTGTGCTGCTTGATATGTTGCAGCATTGCCGCCATATAAAATATCGTATGTAAGAGCATCAACAATATAACCTGTATCTCTTTCACACTTTGCACTATTGAATGTAAAACTTCTTGTAAATGTTTTATTGATATAATCAATAACATCTGCTTTGTAAAAATCTACTTTCGTAGTACTATTCAAGTCTGCAAAATCTGTTTGTAATTCTGCTGCTGTCCAAGTAATGTCTGTAAGAATATCTGCTGGAATAGAATCTATATTGTTGTTATTAACAACATCTTCTACTATTTGCAACAGGTTTTGTGCTTCGCCTGCTGTACCAGCATCAGAACCTGGATTAGATGTATCTTGTGTTACACCTGATTGTTCTGCAGTTCCGTGTGTAATATTTTGAATAACATCAGATGCTACATTTGCTAGTTCATTAAATGCTGCAACTGTAGCTGCTTGTTGTCCAGCACCAAGTTGAGAAACTGCTCCAACAAAATAACTTTCTGCTGCATTTTTAGATGCTAAGTTACCGCGATATATAATATCATAACAAACAGCATCAATGATATATTTGGTGTCTCTTTCACATTTTGCTGCATCAAATGTTAGTAATGGATAGTTATTAGTAACATATGCACTAGTCTCTTTTGCTAGGAAATCTCTGTTTGCTTGTAGCTGAGTTACTGCTAGTGGATAGTTAGCATTTAGGCCGCTATCTGGGAATGTTAGCGTATCTGCTGATGTATCTGTACTTACAACACCGTTGTTAATAATGTCTAATATTTCATTAAATCCTGCAAGTACACGACTTCTAAATGTTCCTGATAGCTGTATTTCATCAGTATTAATAGTATCTCTTAGATATTCAATAGACTTAACTGTTTGTAATAGTTGTGAACCAACAGCTACCGCAGCATTTGCTCTTTGATATGCAAGTCCTGATGTTACTTGATTGAAGTTAGTTCCTATTGCTGCATCATAACACACAGCTTCTATCATAATACCTACATCTCTAGCACACTTTGCTTCGTCGTAAGTAAAACTTTGGAAGTTGTTTGCAATCCAAATAATCACAGTTTCTTTTACATCATCTTTGTTGCCTTTGATAGTACTGTATGCTTGTTGTAACACACTAGTTGACCAGCTAACAGATGGTAGTTGCACAGATGGTAGTCCGGCAATATTTCCTGCTGTAATAACATCTTCGATAATCTGTACTAGACCTGATACATCATCTGCTTCTGTTGAACTTGCCGGAGTTCCGCTAGTATCTTGTACTAAAACGTTGCCTGCACTATTTTCAACAACTGCTTCAATAACAATATCACTAACTACTTGACCTAGTCTATTGTATGCTGCTGCTGTAGCTGCTACTTGTCCCGCACCTAGTTGTGCAACAGCACCAACAAAATACGATTGTGCTGCTTGTTGAGTTGCGCTATTGCCGCCGTATAAGATATCGTGACATAATGCATCAACAATATATCCAACATCTCTTCTACATTTAACTGCATCGTAACTTAATGCAGGATAGTTAACAGTGATCCACTGTATTATTTCTTCTTGTATGTATGCTTTGTTAGCAATCAACTGATCTTTTGCTTCAACAGCATTTGTTGAAGGCAATAAGCCAGGAGTTGGAAATACTAATGTGTCTGCTGCATCGTCTGTACTGATGTTTCCGTTTTCAAGAATATCAATAATCTCGTCCATTGCTGCTTCAGCTTTTGGTTCTGCTGTGTCACTTAGTCCAAGTTTTACTATTTCTTTTTTAAGTTCTCTTAGTGCTCCAGACGTTTGTATCAACTGATCGTCTTGTAAATCTGCACTACTAGCTCTCTGATATGCAAGTCCTGCTGTTACACTATTATAGTTTGTTCCAAGTGCAACATCAAGTGCAACGGCATCCATTATTAGGCCAATATCTCTTTCACACTTTTCTTGATTGTATGTAAAGTCTTTGTAGTTATTTGTAATAAATGTTGCTGCTTCTTTTTGTAAAAACGCACGGTTAGCAACCATTTGATCTTTTGCATTAATCTGGCCGGTAGTTGCACCAGTTGGGTTTGTCCATGTTAGTGTATCTGCAAAGCCAATACCATTTGTAACAATGTCTACTACTTCGTCAAACGCTGCGCCAACTGCTGTTTGTGTTGTTGCATCACTAGCTGTTGCTGTAGTTGATTGTCCTTTTGCAAAGTTAATCGCTGCTAGTGTTTCAGTTAACTGATCAGATAACACTGCTCCGGCATTTACTCTTAAATATGCTAGTCCGTTGGTTACACTATTATAGTTTGTTCCAAGTAGTGCATCGTATCCAGCACCTGAGATAATCAGTCCTGTATCTCTTTCACACTTGGCTTGGTCGTATACAAAGTTGTTATCATTAATATATGCAATAACTTCGCCTGTTAAAAAGGCTTTGTTTGCAACAAACTGCGAGTGCGCATTTATAAGTGCATCAGCTGCTGGACCTGGTTCAGGATATTCTCTACCTTCACTAGGTAGTTGGTTAAACTCAATAATATCAAAAATATTATCAAATAAGTCTGAAACTTTGTCCTGGAATGCTGCTTCGCCACTTGCTGCTAATACAGCCAAACGTTTTGCTTCTCTTAGTGCAATAATAGTTGCAGGTTTTTGTTCGCCGTTTAAGTAGGCAACATTTGCACGATTGTAAGATAATCCTGCTGTAATACTATTTTGATTTGTTCCAAGCTGGGCATCTCTATATACTGCATCAACCATATAACCAACATCACGTTTACACTTTTCTTCGTTGTAAGTAAGTGTTGGGTTATTGATTAAGTTATAATCTATTGTATCTTCAAGGATAGTTGCAATAACCGAAAGTAGTTTATTTGCTGCATTTACTTGTCCGGCTGGTTCTTCTTCAATATTTGGATAAGATTTAGTAGGCAACCCAGTAATAGTTTGTGCATTAATAACGTTTTCAACTATTTGCACTAATCCATCTAGTAATGTAGCTTCAATTTGTGTAGCATCGCCGCTTGTAAAGTCTTGTGTTTCTGCATTACCTGATGTTTTTGCAACACTAAGTCCTCTAATAACACGTTGTACAATAAATCTTACTCTTGCAAATGCGTCTTCAAATGCTGTTAGATTTGTAGTAGTAAATTTACTCCACGTTACACTTTTAAAGAACCAAGTTGTTTCTTGTACTGTTGCATTGTTACCACCATATAAAATATCATATGATAAAGCATCAACAAAGTTTTCAACATATGCTTCCCATTCAGATGCAGTATAAGTTAGTGTACTGTCAAGTGTGTCTAAGTAAGCAATAAACTCAGCAACAATAAAATCCTTGTTTGCTTGTAAATGATCTTTTGAATCTATTCCATTTTGCGTAACTCCAACACTTGCTGGATATGCAGGTACAATGCCTGTACTATCGCCATCGTCAACTACGTTAATAATAATATCAAATGCTTCATTTACTCTAGTTACTGAAGTAGGATCTGTGTTAACTTCTGTATATCCTAAAACTAATGATCTTAGATAAGCAAAACTAGAAACATAAAGATTTTTAAATCTTGTTCTTGATCTAAACTCTTTTGCTTGTCTAACTATAACATGGTCGCCACCTGTGGCAATGTATGAAGAAAGTGCAGTTAAGAACACTGTCATATCTTCGTCGTACCATGCTTGATTATAACTTAGTTCGGTAAACTGATCGTTGATATAAGCAGTTAGTTCAGCAATAATAAAATCTCTATTTACTAAAATATTATCTTTTGCTTCAATGATTTCGCTATCTATGCTACTTAGATCGTTAAATGTGTCGCCGAGTTGATCTCCAACGAATGGAATGCCAGTACTATCGCCTGCTGCAAGTGTACTAGTAACAATATTAAATCGTTGATCCAGTTCTTCTTTCATTGCAAGATTTGAAGTTAACGCTTTCATTTCGTCACGTGTTGCTTCAAGTGCATATATAGTAGGAGCAAGCTGATCTAAAAGAACTTTAGTAGAGGTAGCTCGTAAATAACTTTGCGCTGCTGTAGTTGTTTGATAGTATGTGCCCATAACAATATCACTAGTTAGTGCATCAATGATACGTCTAACATCACGTTCGCAAGTTTCTTGATTGTATACAAACGGCTGTGTTGTAATGTCGTTTGAAGTAATATAATAAAATATATCATCACCGTCAAACTTAATAACAGAACCAGTTTGCGGCTTGTCTCTTAAACTTGAAATAGCAATACTAGCATTTGTTCTTAGATTCACTGTTCCGGTGGCTTGTATTGTTGCGCCACCTCCTGTAAATGTAATATCCGGTACACTTCGATATCCGCTACCATTATCAGTAATACTGACTGCTGCAAGTTCACCTGTAGTTAAATCTACCTGAGCAGTAGCTTGGGCAACTGTTCCGCCTGCGCCTTCTGGTGCGCTAAACTGTATTGTTGGTACACTAGTGTATCCTGTTCCTGCAAATGAAAGTGTTACACTACCTACTGTAGAATAATAGTTTTGATCAGCTGTTGCTGTGGTATATGCTACTGGATAATACCCATCTGCTACAACACCGTTAGTACCAAAGTCACTAACACTGTTTGAAATACTTAAATAACCACCTTTGGTAGTCATAAATCCTGTACTACAGAAGACCGAGAAGCAACTAACAATCTGTGTATAACCAAAGTTGGTAACATGGAAACCAATACCACCTTGTGAAATCTGTGTAAATGCGTCAGCAACAAAACTAAACACTAGTGATGCAGGATCGTAGTCGTCTCCGTCAACTAGTAGTCCGCCACCGCCACCTTCTGGATTAATTTGTTTTTCTACAGGAACGTTTGGATTGTCTGCTAATAATATTGGTTTTGCACCCGGTGTAATACCTTCAATCTGTACAGTTTCAAATGGTACAAACTCAGTTCCGTCGTTCAACCACGGACCATTCATGTTAGTACAGTTTTGTACATATGGCGAAGTAGTAACTAGGGCGCCTGGGCGTATTCGAGTACACCAGCCTGGAGCACGTAATCCTCTAAATGTTATTTGATATAAGTAACAAGCATTGCCCATAAGAAAGAAATCCGAAGTAGGATTCTTTGGAAACACTCTAGTATTTCTAAGTTCGCCTTGTCCTGAGACAGTAACAAAGTCACGTAATGTGATCGGATTGTTTTCATAATAATCGCCTGGTGCAACAATAATAGTTGAGCCAATGGGTGCAACTTCTGATGCACGTTTTATACTAGCAAATGCGCCATTTTTATCTGCACTTCTACCATCGTTTGTATCACTACCATCTTCGGTAACGTAGTATACATTAGTAACTTTTGGACCAGTAACATCACCTGTGGTGATCATATTGGCATTTACACGAAACTCCTTGCCATCGTCAAGGTTCATTTCCATATCACCGTCGGATGTAAGAATAAAGGTCTTATCCCCTATTTTTCTGCTATGTATCGACTGTCTTTTAATATAACTCATTTACACTTCCAAATAACTTAATGTTGCTGATAGATTTGTTGGCGTTTGTCCTATTAGCATAACTCTGTCTCCTGCTTCCAATATTAATCGTTCTGCCGAGAATGTAAAAGTATCAGCTGCACCAATTTCTAAATCATTTAATATCAAGTTATCAGTTGTTTTGACTGCACCATTAGGAATAATGTGAACATCAACTTTGGTATCATTACTACCTGTTCCGTCATTAAGTCCTGTATTACATATTAGCAAAGTCGTTAATGCAAACTTTTTTTCTGCTGGTACAGTTAAAAGAGTTGTATCTGTTGTTAATATTGCTGCATTTACTATCGCCATTGTTTGTTCCTTAAAAAATAATACTATAAAGCAACGCTTTATTTCTGCTTACAAGTTCGTCCTGTGTGCCGTCTGTGTTTATAAAATATAAACCAGTACCGCCATCTCCGAGTGTTTTACTATATAATGTGCTACCTGCACTTGGCAAATCAACTGGAGTTACTTCCTCGGTAAAGTTTAACCATCCATCTATTTGTACTCTTCCAGTTCCTGAACCTTTTAAAATGATATCACTATTAATACCTGATGTAGTAACAATATTATCATCAAATCTTAGATCTTCAAACTCGACTCTAGACTCAAAAAACGTAGCAATAGTACTTTCATTAATAGAAATTTCAGCTCTACTAGTTCCGCCACCTGATTCAGTATCATATACTTGAATACTTGTTGGAGACAATGTGCCTGTTGTAATTTTATCTTGAAAGTTATATGTAAAATAACCGTCAACATAATCGAGTAATCCTCTAACGTTAACCAACGCATCATCGTTTGTAGCAACGCTAAGTCCATCGGGTTGTGACGGATCTGGAGTAATATCACTTCCGGTATATGACCATATTTGTTTTTCGTAATCAGTAGTTCCAGTAACATTAACAACCCCAGTACCGGCTCCGATTAAATATAAATCTTGATTAAGTGTTGGAATAATACTACTAGTGTGGATACCTGAAAGGTCTCCACTAACTAGTTTAAAAATAAACGCACCTTCGTTGGCAGGTTCTGCACCATTACGAATAGTGTTTAGATCTTCATCATAAAAGAACTTTGCATCAAACGCATCAGGTCCACGATCAATAATGATACCAGCGCCTCTTCCGTTACCATCCGATACGTCAGTAATCCCAGCGTCTCCGCCAGGATCGCCATTATTGATTGTGATAGTTTTATCATCAACTACTAACTCAGCTGATCCAATACTAGTTTGAGCACCCAATACATCCAAGTCACCGTTAACAGTAACTTTACCTGTTAACCCAGTGTCGAGAAGAATCTCGCCTTCTGTGTTTATAGAGATTGTGTACTTGTCTACACCTATGCGATTAATGCGTTCAGCCATTTAGCTAGTCCTTATGCGTCTTCTGTGAAGTCGTCGTCATCAACACCAACTAATGTGTTGTCGTCACCAGCTTCTTCAACTTGTGCTGCGCCATCTGCTACAGATGTACTAAAGTTCCAAGCTACACTTTTGCCGTCATATGCGTTTGAGCCTGTAGCACTTGGAGCAACTAATGTTACTTTACGTCCAGCAATTTTACTTACTGTGTATGTTTCTGCATCGTCCATTTTGAATGAAATTGACATTTCACCTGCTACAAGTGCTGCTGGCAATTTACCAGTTGTTAGCGTACAAGTAAATTCTCCGCCTGTACCGATTTCTTCACATACAAACTTTTTTGATCCTACTTGCTTTACGATATAACCTTCTTTAACGGCTGTGCCATTATGAAAGTTTACTTTGATTTCAGAACCAGCTGCTGTTGGTGTTCCAAATAATCTTTTGTTTAGTGGTCTTCCCATTTGTTTTCTCCTATAAAAAGTAGTCCTATGCCCGTTCTATGAGCTACGCTGCGGGTACAGCATAAGTCCGCCTTGCGGCACACTATCTGACATATGTATTTATCTAAAAGAAAAAAATGGGTAAATGTTCACAAAAAAAGGCCTACCGCATTAGTGGGTAGACCTTTAATAATAAAGTGATAGGTTGGACTCTGTGAATACCAACAACCCCTATGTAGAGCCACGCTCAAATCAGGGAACTTCATATTAAACAGTTACGTCTAAAAATACAACTTCGTATCTCTACGCTCTTGCATTGCCACCACAGCTATGAACCAAGTTACGACCTCTACGGACCGCCATTCCTTGCACTATCTAATCTAAACCGTCGTCTAGCTTATGTACTTAATATAACATATCTGTAAGAGAAGTCAACCGATTTTTTCTATTTTTCTAAGATTTAATGCATATTTTTTTCCGTTAGATAATACTTCTTCGTATTCAACTACGTCACCTAGCAATGCTTTAAAGTCTTTAGTTTCAAAAAGAACATCATAAAGTTCTCGTCCCCACTTATCTGGACGTATTACACTATATTTTCTTTTTTTATTGTATTTTATTATTTGTCCTATTGGCATATTTTTATTACTCCATGCAAATAGTTATCATAAAAATAGACCCCGTAGGGTCTATTTTTGTTTTTTGTTAAGTCTAAACTTATGTGAAGCTTAGGTTGCTTGCTGATACTTCTACTTTTTCTAAGTAGTCAGCTGCGTTACCTAGAGACGAAGCAGTGTTCGATAGCTCAACATATCCATAACGTGTCATGAACGAAACTGTTGGTTCGAATGTACTTGGATCTAGGACAACACCTGAAGACATAAGTGGGATGTATGGGCAATAGAATGCTGCTGCATCTGATTCACTTGTACCTTTGTAACCAACTAATACATCATCATCTGCTGCATATGTGTTTACGTAGATCTTCATTGCGTTGTTCAATGTGCCAACCATTTTAGTGTTAGTTGGTGCTTCAAAAGTACCTTCAGTTGTACGTGCAAATGCTGAAGTTGTAGCACTTTGTAGAACTGTTAGGATTGCTGGTGATACAACTGCCCAGTTACCTGCGCCACGGCGTGTACGCTGTGCGATGCGGTTAGCTGCACGGTTAACTAGTACTGCAAGTGCAGCATGTTCGTCACCAACAAAAGTTGCTGTACCACTAACTGCTGCTTGGTCAAATGTATCTGTACCTGTACCAGCTAGTGTGTTAAGAGATGCTAGGACCTCTTGGTCGATCTCAGCAGTAATCTCTTGAGCAAGTGCTGCCATGATTTCTGCTTCAACGTCGATGCCGTGCTGCGACTGTGCGTCTTGTGCGGCTTCGAATGTCCAACGTGCTGATAGCTTACGTGTTTTAGCTTCAACAGTTTGCTTTAAGATCTGAATTGACAAACGGTTACCCGCTGCGCCTTCAAGTGCTGCTGTAGCGTCTGCTTTTGCACTAGTAGCGTTACCACTATATGCTTCAGCAATCTTAAATGGACTTAGTGCTTCTTCACCAGCTACTGCACCGCTTGCGCCTGTGCCTGCTGTGTCGCTATAGCGAACACGTAGCGTGTGAATCTGGCCAACTGGGCCAGTCATTGGTTGTACGCCTACAATCTCATTTGCGATGACTGTTGGCATAACACGTCTGATCACTGGAAGGATCACACGGTTTAGTGTTGCGATGTTACCGGCAGATGTAGCACCCGCAGTTGCAGTTTCAGCCAAATACCTACGGGTATTTTCTAGGGTTGAAGCCATTACTGCTTTCTTATTGCCTTGAAGGCCTTCAAGAAGTGCTGACTTGGTATCATTCCAACGACTTTCGAGTAGTTCTGACATTGGTATCTCCTTATTATAATCCAGCTAAACGCTTTAGATCAACAACATTGTTGTCTGCGTCTGCTTTGATGTCATTTGTTTGTGTTCGGTTGCCTGTTACTTCTTTTGCCTCTGATAGTACTGCCTTCTTCTTCGCTGGAGTATTACCGTCTATTACCGCCGGCAGGTATTTGTCAAACGATGCTCTTAAACGAGATGTTTGAACTGATTCCAGTAAGTCTGTCATAATGTCACGTTGGTCTTTGCTTAATGGCGAAACCAATGCATTAATAGTGTCTTTGCGGGTGTTTGTTTCGTTAATCGATTTAACTTCGATTGACTTTGCTTCCGCAAGTTTGATCGCTTTAGCCGCTGCTTGACGTGCTTCTACAATTTGTTTGTCTTTTGTATCTACAACTTTAAGCAGTTTTGATGTTTCTGAACTTTCGTTCAAATAACTGTGTTGATATTCGTTAGCAAATGCTTCGAATAGCTTACGGCCAAAATCATTTTCACGTGCTTGATCAATATCTTCTTTCAGTGCTGAAATTTCTTTCTTAAGTCCTTTTGACACTGTTTCTGATACTAACGCTGCACTTTTCTTAATAAATTCAGTTTTGACTTTATTAACGTGTGCTTTGCCTTCACGTACTAAACGTACTTTTGTTTCGGCAAGATCTTTTTTGTCTTCATAAAACTCTGCAAGTTCTTTTGCAAGTGATTCAACTACAAACTCTTCTAGAGCAACAAACTTGTCCTTTGTTACTTTTTGATCTGCGTGTAGTTCCTTGATTTCTTTTGCTAGTTGTTCACTAACAAATGATTTCATTAGATTAGCATTTTTACGCTGTGCTACTGCAAACTTAGCTTTTGCTTCTGCTAGTTGTTTGCGGTCATCTTGGAATTCTGCGATTTCTTCACTAAGTTTTTCTGTCATCATAGCATCAATGGCTTCCACCATTGTTGTTTTATCATGTGCATATTTCTTAGCAAATTCTTCACGTAGTTCTGCGGTAGCTTGAAGTTTATTTTCTTCAACTTTAGCGTTCCATGCTTCCTCTAGTTCTGAACGCACTTCTTCCGATAGTGCTGAGTTTTCGAAGAGTGATTTAAGTGAGTCTAACATATGATCTCCTCTCCTAGTTAGCGGAGTTTGCTTATTACATCTAACAAGCTCTCTTTTAAATATTTTTGTGCCTTTTTATCGCCTTGTACTTCCCTTGATGTTAGGAACGCCTTATATCCACCATTGCTGTTCATAAGGTGTTCGTAAATAGGTGTTGGGTAGGCGCCCGGAGCACTTGGCTGGGCAACTACATCTACTGTTATAATCTCAAAATCGGAAACTTCTCCATTGCCACTTTCGCTGACATTACCACTACCTCGCGATGAAACACCTAGTTTAACACCTGCTTCAAGCATTGTTTTAACTAGTTGTCCCATCGGAGTTGGTAGTATTTTAAGTTTACCGTAACCGTTTGGGCCATCCATCCACATTTCTGTGATCATATGGCTTACACGGTCAATGTTTATATTAAGTCCTTCTGGATGATCTACTTCGCCTAGTACTGAATAACCATTGCTAATCTGCTCGTTGAGCGTGGTGACAGCCCTGCCAATTTCGTTAACGGGATATACACGTTGATTTGCGTTGCGTACTCCGCCTTGAATACAAATACCTTTCATATAAAGATCCTTGCCTTCATTAGCAGACTCAACAATCACTTTAGCTTGGTCAAAACTCAAACTTTCACTTAGTAAATTCATCAATCAGTCCTTACTTCGCTCTTTTTGGAGCGCCATTTAAAGGTGAACCTGCGCCTGCGTCTTGGTTAGGTGCAGCACCTTTCTTCTCGGCACCATGGCCGGGTTGGTTTGACATTTTTGTCGCCCCTTTAGCACCAGGAACATTTACGTTCTTGGTATTCATATCTTTTGCACTTGGAGCAGCTAGACCACCTTGTGTTCCGCCTGTTCCGCCGTCGCCACCTGCAACTATGTTAGCACTTGTGCCACCCATGTTGTTTGGTTTTGCTGTTGGTGATGTTGCGTTTGCGCCGTTGTCGCCCATTTTTGCTGGTGCTACTTTGTCTGCATACTCACGCATTAGTTCTGAATTTGACTTTGGAAGTTTTGATTCTTCTACTTCTTCGTCAGTAGCTTCTTCAACTTCTTCGTCTGCTTCAAATGCCATTGCTTCTTCTGGCTCTTCTTCAGCATCGTCTGTGTCCATGTCAATAGCCATTGCGTCATCGCCGCCCATGTCCATGTCATCTCCATCATCGCCAGCTTCGTCGCCCATCATATCTGCAAACTCTGCTTTAAGAGCTTCTAGTTCATCTTCTAGATCTTCGATACGATCTTCAACGTCTCCGCCTTCGTCGCCCATGCCCATGTCATCGCCAGCTTCGTCGCCACCCATGTCCATGTCCATGTCCATTTCACCATCGTCTGCGCCTGGCATTTCGATGTCCATTCCTAGTTCGTCAGCTGGATCACCACCTTCGTCAAACATACCTTCTTCAACTTCATCAGTTGCTTCGTCTAGGTCTTCATCTGATTCATCTAGATCTTCGTCATTTGACTCGTCTAGGTCTTCATCTGATTCATCTACTTCTTCGTCAGTAGCTTCTTCAACTTCTTCATCAGTTGTTTCTTCTACTTCTTCGTCTTCAAGTAGACCTTCATAAATATCTCTTGATTTTTCTACCACGATTTCGTGGAATAATGCTTCTGCACCTTCTTTGTCTTCATTTACAAGACGCTCAAGCATTTCTTCAAACTTGTTGCGATCAGTCATGTCATTCTCCTTTATTGTCAAGGCTGTCTATTATATTTACACTCTTTTGTAAATATGCGTGTAAAATGGGGTCAAAACGACCCGTTTTATATTTTTTATTGAAAAACTTTACTAAATTCCTCATATGTTATATGCGATAGATTACTTAAATCCCTTAAATGATCTGGAATATAATCTTCTATTGAGCTTAGTACTCGGTAATATTTAGTTTTTGGATGCTGGTTTATACACATCATTGTTTGTCTTTGCCAGTTTCCATAGTACGTTGCTCTATCATTAACGTTTTTATAGTTTCTACTACCTGCATATATATTATTAACTAGTTGATTATCTTTTCCTAAACCTACATAATCAAAACCTAATATGTATATTTCGTTATGATCGTTTTGACTTGCTAATAATAAGGCAGTTGGACCGCTACTCCATCCTTTATTTGGATGCATAATATTAATATTAGGTGTTCTTTCAGTTAGTTTGTTTCTATTTGAATGAACATTGTATTTTAAGTGATAATCAGTTTCGCTAATTTCGATAATCATTTTAGTATCAACACATACTAAATGATCTGGCACAAACTCTCTATACAAGCCGTTACAGCCGTATGTTGTACCTTTGTTTTTTAAGTTATGTAAGTTGATTGCAGAACGGCTAGTACCGTTTCCAAGTACAAAAGCTATTTTATTTGACATTAGATCCCGCCAGCGGCTGCTTGTGCTGCTAGACCGTACATTTGTCTAACATAATTAAGATCCTTGGCTTTTTGTTCTGTATGAGTATCAGATGCTTTACGGGCACGATTGATATCTTTTAGAGATAGTCTACTTTTTCTATTGTCGTCAACTTTAACAATACTGGTATCGTCCTCAGCATTGTAGGTGTCGTCCTCAGTAGGCTCCATTGTTTCTCTATCAAAGTAATATAGTTCTCTAAGTATCATAATGTATTTATATCGTTTGTGCCGGATTTGGTTCTGCACCACCACCGCCAAGTTCGTCTCCGGTATTTGTTTCAGGTGCAGTATCAGTGCCGCCATCTATTCCGCCTAAATCGTCACCTAACTCGTCTTCAAGTCCTCCAAAGTCGCCTGCAAGATCAGCACCGCTTAGTCCAGCACCTCTCATTTCGCCTGCCATATCGTCTGTAACAAGATCAGTTAGGTTTTCGTCATTTTCTTCACGCCATAAACGTTCGTTCTCTGCTATCTCTTCTGTACTCAATCCTAAGAATCTTTCAAGTGCAAATCTATTTGATATATATGGAACTGCTGCCATGCTTGTAAATGTACTAATACGGTTGTTATCAAGTTCTGCTTGTCTATATGCTGCAAAGTTTTGTGGTGGAGTTAGTCTTAAATCAAACATTGCATAATCAATGTTTGCACCTTTGCTTTGTAAATACAGTTTAAACTCACTGTTAAAATCTTCAGCTACCATATCCTGCAAACGTTCGCAGTATTTGTTAAATCTTAACTCTTGTATGTATGCTGTGCCAACACGGCCATCGTTGTATTGACTTGCCCCATCGTCTGCACCTGTGGGTAAGTAACTGCTAGGAATACGCAATCCGCGAACCAGTTTGTTAGTAAAGTACCTAAGGTCATCAATCTCTCCTAAGTTAGTACCGCCGGGTAGTGTTTCAACTTTTGAACCACGTCCTTCAGCAGTTTGTGGGAAGAAGTAATCTTCGTTGATTGACAGAGGGTTATATGAACTGTCTATGACATTTGTGCCACCACCTGTCTTGGATGGGATACGTCTTTGGTGTATTTCCGTCTTTACACGCTCCACAAACTGCATAGCAAGGTGTGATGGCATGTTGCCCACATCAACGTAGAATACTCTGCGCTCTGGCGCACGTTGTACTCGATAGATAATAATAGCATCTTCAAGTAATTCTTTTTGTTTGTATACTTTAAATATACTTTCTAATAAACTGTTACCAAAAGGATAGTTTTGATCCAACCCTTCACTTAAACTCAAATGTAAAACATGTTGTGCATCAATGTATGTTTCGTCGTGTTCTTGAGCAAATCTACTAGTATTGCCACTAGGTGTGTGATTATTTCCTACACCTGTTCCTCGTTGAACTTGCTGATAGCCGTTAGTGCCGCCTGGACCATAACTATTCTGTGTGTTCAACGGTGTTGCTTGTAATGCGCCAAATGCAAAGTTTAAGTTTTTCACAACATACTGTTCGGGCTTCTTACCTTCGCTTTCGTTGACAATAACTTTTGTAATCTGGCCAGGATCAACATGAAATAGTTTCTGTGTTTCTGGATCTCTAATAAAAAACTGATCACCATATTTAAATGCATTACGAATAGTTCTAAACATACGTGTTTCAAACTTGTTTAGTTTGCACCACTGTTGTAAGTACTGCCCGATAACCTGTACTTCACTATTAGTCGGTGCGCCTTTGAAATCAAGTTGAAAGTGTGTGTTGTTTTGTTTATTCTTTTGTGTACAAAACTCAGCCAAGATATCAAGTGCAGCATTAACTTCGCTGTCACTATCCATAGTGTTGTATTGATTGTAACGTTCGATACGATTAGGAGAGCCAACATACACGTCAGGCAAGTGTGATGAATAGTTGGCCGCTGCTGGGCCTATTCCGTTAGATCCTTTTAAACTAAAGGGACTGTACCCTCCGTTTGTATTATCACTTGTAGGAACTGGAGTAAAATGTTTTTTCCAACTCATATTGTACCTTTCAGCATATTGCCCTGTAGACTCTTTGTAGCTCTAAATGTTTTTTGTTGCGCACTTGCTGAGGATGATTCTATAGTTACAAGTGTTTGTAACTGTTGTATCATTGTATCAAACTTACTTGTCATTAAATTACTCATTTGTTCTGCAACATTATTATTACTTATCGTATTTTGTCCATTTGCACCATTGTTTTGAACACTACTATCAAGACTTTTAATACCTTTCATAAGATTTTGCATAACACCCATACTGGTGTTAGCACTCATAACATTTGCTGGTCCACTAATAAACTCAGGTCCAGCTTCGCCTACCATTCCAAATTCATTAGCACCAATCTCACCGCCTTCGGCAAAGCCTCCACGGTAACTTGATCCCTCGGATTTGTATCTTTCTAGTTTAGCAAGGGTTGAATCTTGTACTGCTCTTAATCCATCAATTGAGTTTACTATTGTATCACTTAAATTGGTTTCAGCTTCTGCAACTCTGGCTCCTGCGGCTTCGGCTGCTTCTCGTGCTGCTCGAACTGGTGGATCTAGCGCATTAAGCCCTTGTTCAGTTAGTGTTGCTAACTCTGCTACAGAGGTATCTAAAGCTGCGTTTGCTGCTGCTACTTCTGCTCGTGCTGCTTCTACATCGTCTTGTGTAGTTGTTGCGGTGCCTTCAATATTAGCATCAGTTGTTGCACCTGCACCTTCAACTGTTGCACCAAGAGCCTCTGCATTTGCATTTGCCGCAGCAGTACCTTCTTGTATAAAGCCATCTGTTGGCCCTAGAGCGTTTCTAAATACTTCTTTGTTATCCATTGATTCGGCTGCATTGAATATGTTGTTGATGGCGCCGCCAAGTTCACTAGCAATAGTTTCTGCACTAGGCATAACTTCTGATATTTTTTCTAATGCAGCAACAGCAACATTTTCAATGTGAGGAATAGTAGTTTCCATTACTGTTGTTGTTATTTCACGTAAGTTTTCTTGTATAGCAATCGTACTGTCATATATACCAGTGGTTTGTTCCATCTGACGAGCTTGCTCAGCTAGTATTTGAGTATTCAGTGTTTCTCTAGCTTGTTCTGCTGTCATAGTGCCGTCACCAACACTATCAATTGCATTTTTATAGTTGTATCCAGCAGCACTTGCATCTGCAAATGCGCCCGAGACGTTAGAAAGCCCGCCAAGTATTGCAGTTTGTCTAAACTGTTCTGTGTCTTGATAATCCATTGCAGCACCGGTAGCTGCTTCTAGACTGTTTTGGAAACTGCTAATATCACCAGCGTTAAACTGTTGAGCCGCAGCATACAGGTCGTCAGCGCCGTTGCCCATTGCAAGTAATGCATTTCTTGTGCTTTCAGTAGTAGGTGCGCCTCTGAGTGCAACATCTACAAATGCATCAGCTGCATCTTTTCCTAGTGTGTTTTGTAGTTCAACTAACTTAGTAGTAAATGCAGTTTGCTCTTCGGCAGATTTTGTTGACAAAAATGCATTTACATCACCTTGGCGTCTGCGTTCTTTCATTTCGTCAGCTAGTTGATCACGCTGTTTACCTGTGAGTTTTGATAGACCATCAAGTTCTACCATTAATGCTTTAGCACTTTGAGCTTGCGATTCTACACTTGCTCTATCTTTTCTACTATTGGCATCACTAATTTCACCATACAATGCAAGATTATTGTTTATATCAGTTGTTGTATATCCTAACGCACGAAGTTTAGTACCAAGTTCTGCACTATCAAGAACAGTAGTCGATAATGCTTTAAATCGAGACATAGCTAAATCAGTTGTACCACCAAATGCTCTCAATGCTTCAGAGTTTGATTTTATAAAGCCTGTCATTTCTTCAACACTCAAGCCAAGTTCAGCAGCAGATACTTTTACATCTTTTATTTCTTTTCCAAATGTAGCACCTAAATTAGTAAGTTGCTGATATTCAATAAGGCTTGCGTCGGCAAACTTTGACAATCCATCAATTACGCCGCCGAGCTGTTTTCCAAACAATCCAGTATTGGCTGCAATAGCACCACTATAAGCTGATAGATTTTGTTGCCCAGTCAGCAGGGCACCACCTAAACCAACAGCAGCCTTAGTTGCACCACCTACTGCACCAGTAAAGGTGCCTAATAGCTTGCCAATTGCTGGGCCTGTGACTTCTTCTGCCAAAACGTTAAACTCCTACTTAACTATAAAATAAATATAGCTAGTAGTATTTACCTTATAGGAACAACCATGGAAAAAACACAAAGTCCGCTAAAAAAATATCGAAGACAGCCTAAGTTATATTTGAATATTCCTAGCAATGGAAAATGGTATAATGAAAAAATATTAGCCGAGAACACCTATACCAATCTCGCAGTGTTTAGTATGACAGCCAGTGATGAAATATTATTTAAAACCCCCGATGCACTTATCAACGGAGATGCAACTGCAAAAAACATTAGTAGCTGTATTCCAGCTATTATAGATCCTTGGGCTATTAAAACTTTAGATCTTGATGCAATACTTATAGCAATAAGAATGTCTTCATATGGCGATACTATGACTGTTTCATCTAAATGTAAAAAATGCGGTGCTGATAATCAATACGAAGTTGAACTACAAAAATATTTAGATTACTTTTCAACAAGAGAGTTTGAAGATAAGTTGCATTATGAAAACTTTGTTATACATATTGAGCCACTAAGCTACAAGGCATGGACTGATATACAAAAACAACAAACTGCATATCAACGTGCATTAAATCTAAATATTAGCAAGATCAATGAAGAAAAAGAAAAAGAAAAGTTTATACAAGAAGTTATTGATAAAATAAACATTTTAGTTGCTCAAGCAATACTTGATCAAGTTTCTGCTGTCGAAGTAGATGGAGAAGTTGAAACTAATAGAGAAGAAATAAACGATTTCCTTGGCGAGGCCGAAGTAGGGTTGTTTCACGAACTTAAAAAGTTGATTGAAAAAAATACCAACGAATGGCGTATTCCTCCTGAATCAATAAAATGCAACGAATGCGACCATGAAGATGATGTTAGAATATCATTGGATACATCGGATTTTTTCGTACAAGGCTAACGAGCCTAGAAGACTCTGATATACTTTCGTTAGCCAAAGATTTTGAAAATAATATCAAACAAATAAAAGATAACGCATATCGACTTAGTTGGTACATGCGTGGCGGAATTTCAGTTGACCAAATACTTTACGATACTGACTTAGAAGATCACGATATTATTACCAGTATTATAAAAGACAATATTGAAAATACCAAAAACTCAAAGATGCCGTTGATTTAGTTATTGCGGTCCTGCTTGAGCATCAGGATTTATAGGCATTCCAGGATCGCTAGAAGTTTCAGGATTAGCACCAGCTGATGGAGATGTATCCACTGTGTCATCTTCTCCATCATTTGTTACATCATCAGCATCCATAGGATTAAGATCCATTGTGCCTGCTAACAATACGTTTCTTCTACTGCTAGGTATATAAGGAACTAGCATACTTTCTTGGTTTGGTGGAAACAACAATGGGCCAAAAACCAGCTTGGCCCATTCACTCTCACTGTAGTACTCCCCTGTAACACCTTCAGTTTCAGTTGGATCAAATCCGTTTAATGCTTTAGCTAGTGCTCCAGTTCCAAATCTTCCATTAAGCATTTGATCAGCTGCATTTACAACTCCAACTGCACTTCTTCCTGTACTGACAAAAATATCTTTGAATGTACTATCAACAATGAT